TTACACCAACATCTGTAGGTGTACCAGTATTTGTGGTTGTTGTTGGTAATTGTATGCTTTTCTGTACAACTATATTAGTTGTTCCCGTTGTATTACCATTAGCTAAAACTTCTGATAATGTATCTACTGTATCTACTTGTGCATCTACATATGCTTTAATTTGAGATGTTGTAGCTAAACCTGTACTATCACTTGAAACAGCTTGCGTAACAATGTCTAATACAGTATCACCTTCTAAACCATTTGTAATAGTTAACTGATTTGGTGTAGTTGTTGTAATACTTGTAATATCACCAGGAGCTAAGGCTTTCCAAAAAGTTGCATCATATGCACCGGATGCTTTTGTATATACAAATACAGTTTTAGATGCACCAGAATTATAATATACTTGACCTTGTACAGGACTTGTAGGTGCAGTACCTAAAGAGTGAATTACTGCATTCTGTAACTCATTTTGTTCTAAACTTATACTTGATAAATGTTTTATTGCCATAACTGTTTAATTTTAATTTAAATAAGCTTTACCACTAAATGATGCTTCAAATGTAATTGTCACTTGATTAGGACTATCATATGCTACACTACCAACAACTACATTATTACCTGAGTCTACTACTGTAACAGACGGGAATTTTCCTAGTCCGTGTACAATGACCCATGTATTAGAAGCTGCACTTTGATTGTGAACATATGTATCTGCATCATTAGCTGCATTAACTATTGTTTGTAAATTAACTACACAGTTGGTTTCTGTAGGTAGTGGATCTGTGCAAGGCTCATCCTTAACTGACATAACTTCAAATGGTGCAATAAATTTGCCTTCTTCATTTGTAGGATAAGCTTCTTGAGCCCTCCATTTACTATTCCAATCACATATCTCTTTTTTAATTATAGTTGATTCTAGATCTGTCAAACAACAAGGAGTTATGCCATATCTTTTTGACATAAAATTTTTGTATGCTTGTTCAGCAAACTTTTGATGTTTTTCTATAACTTCAACTTCTGAGTACATTATTGTTTTTGAGTTTTATTATTATATTCAGTTAAACACATCTTGCAAACTGTGCTGCCATCTTTTGCTATTGCTTTTTGACAACCACAGGATATTGGTTTATTGCAATTTTTACAGTTCATTTTTCTAACATATTATTTTACTTAGTAATTTTTCTGCATAGTTATATAATTCCATCCCTTTTTTAGGATTAGTACAATACTCTACTTCTGCTACTGCGGCATCAATTAGAGTTTTAATATAATTCATTTGTCTTAGCAAGTCTTCCCTTTCACTGCTAGGTTCACAAGGTTTGACATCTATGTCACACAATTTATTATAGTAAGTAGTAAGAAGATTTGTTACTCTCAAATGATTATATTCTACATATACTTTGTCATTAGGAGAAACACTGTATCTGATAACATAAACGCCATCAGGTAATTTCATACGCTTTGTGCCACAATCAACTTTTTGAAGTGCAAGAACACACGCATTTAAACAAAGATCAAATTCATGATCAACTTTTATTAATACGGGAGCAGTAAACCCAGGCATTGTAATTAATAATTCACTACAATCTACATTTAATTTTTTAGTATATTGACTTGTATCTTTGACACATAAGACTTCACAATTACTAACCGTAGGTACTTCTAAGCTTAAAATATGTTTTTCTGCCATTATATATATGTATTTAGTCCGGAATAACTACACTACAACAATAATATACAAAATTAATCATACAATATAAAATAAAAAAGACAGGACTTTTAGGTCCTGCCTTTCTTAAAATAATATGAAATCTACTTAAATTATATATTAAGCATCTGGTGTTTCAATCTTAACCATGTTCTTCACGTCATTAGCTAAAGTTTCAACCCTAGTCATTAGGACATCCATTTTACTAATTAGATCTGAATCTGAACACTTAACAAAAATTTCATATAGATATTGATCATTATCAAAAGTTCCTGTAGGATTATTAAATCTTGGAACACTGTGTTGAATATAATAAGATCTGTATAAAGCTGATCTATCTACAGCTGCTAAAATCTTATCTGATCCTTCAATCTCTCTAATTCTTGCGCTATCAATTGCTCCTTGACTAAATGGATTTTGTGCATAAGCTTCAGATAACAATACTTTTCTTAGTACTGTTTCTCCAACTGTCTGCTGCATTTTACCAGGAGTTTTTGCAGATGTACCACATGAATCACATGGGTCACCTTTCATGTCAACAAATGACAACTCAACTGATAAAGGCTCTTTTCCATAGAAGTCTCTTGTATCAAATGATGCATTTCCAAATGTACTCTCAACATAAGCAGCTTCAACTTTAAGTGTAGCTGATACATTATCTGATACTGGATCTGTACTTGCAGTATATGCACCAGAAACTCCAGCATCTAATACTTGAGAAATAGTTTTAGTAGCATTACTACCGTTTGTGTTTATTACAACACCACCACCCGTAGCTTCTTGAATAAAAGGTTTTACAACTGGATCAGCTAATAACATTCTACCAATTGTAGCTAGAGCTACAGCTGGATCAACGTGAGTCTGACCATCTGCACAACATACTGAACCACTGTCTCCAATAGCGTATATGTTTTTATTTAAGAATCTTAGAGCAGGTGATCCTTTGATATCTACTCTTACATATTGTGTTTCACCACATGGGGAACAATCTTTACCGATTGATACCTGAGCTGTAGCTTTTACTGGGTTAACACATGCACCTTTCCAAAGAGCGTTAATATACTTTGGATTGATACCTTTAGACTTTACAGATTCAGAGTAACCTCCATGTCCTGGATTGTTACCAATAGAGTCTGCTGTCTGATAATTTCCTTGAACTAGGTATAATAGACCGTTGTTACCAAGTGAACCATTTGCAGTTGCAATAGTTTGCCAGTCACTACTATCTACTAATCCTAATGTTCCTGCTGGTAAAGCTGAAGTCGCTGTGTTAGCGGTTGCATCAACTTCTGCAACAACAAAGCTTTTTACAAAAGCGTGATTAAAATAAGCCATAATAAATTGTTTTTAAAGTTTATAAATAAAATTAATAAATGTATACCTTCTTAGGTATATAAATAATATACAAAATATTTCACTAATAACAAACTAATGTTAATTAGATCGTTCAGCAGATTGCATGCCTCTTTGCATCTGTATAACATTCTCTATGTCACCAGCAATGAGTGCTGCAGCTTCATCTATAATTAACTCTACAATGTCATCTCTGAACTCACTTTCAACATTAGTTGAAGTGGTTGTTCCATCTTGTGGATTTACACATCCAGGAATTTGTATAGTAATTGGTTTTCTATAATACGTTAGTGTTGGTCTGGTAATAGAAAAATCACTTGCTCTATATATTCTAACTGTATTATTTATAAATGTTGCTATAGTTTCTGCCCATTCAAAATCCGGTTTCTTTAACGGATCTCTTAATATTAAATCAATATTTGCTTCTTCTACTAGATAGACTGTCATAGAATAAGGCTCCTTACAGCATTCTGATTTTGCTTTTGTACTGAGCCTTTTATATTCTAAATAGTTATCTGGTAATCCATTAGCTTCAAAATAATTATCATTTTCTGAGCCTGATAGATTTGTTTCTGTTAAAAGTACACTAAGATCATCTATACGTCTTTGAGAACCTTCATCACCTTCTTTAAACTGGTTCATACCATGAAGTTGTCTTCTTGTCCATTGTAGTGCAGCTTTATTGAAAGCTTCAATTATCTGCCAACATTCTAGGTTATCAAAGTCATTACTAGAGAGCTTGTTTAGTCTCTGTCTAAGTTTAATTTGTATGAGATCATTAGTCATATTTTAATTTTTTAAGCGTTCCAATATGGTTCAACCTTTTCTAGTAAGCTAGTAAGTGCTTCTTCATTTTCTGGATTCTTTAAAAATGCAACACATTCATCAGGTCTTTTTCCTAATTTAACACTACTATCTAAAGTCTCTATCCATCCATTAGCTTTAGTAGTTATAAATTTATAATATAGACAATCTTTAACTAGTGCTCTAATTTTAAGATCTTCCATTTTTGACCTAGCTGCATCTATAAATGTTTGTGTTGCTCTTTTCTTATTAGACTCAGAGCCTTCACCATTTATATACATATCCATGTTCTCATAAACAACATCATTAGAAATGCTTGTTGTATATTGAGTACTTTCTACATCTACTACTTTAGCTACGTATCTTAGTTTTGTTGGATTTTTGTCATATAATTTTTGTAGTTCTACAATAGCTCTGTTTCTTAGTTTGCTAAATTCAGTTCTAGTTGAAACAGTTTCCTCTACAGTGTCTAAATAAAATTTAGGTGCATCACCTGATGTCTTAGCATCCTTAAGAGATTTTGCTACAATTGAGAATCCCCCTGCCTTAATAGCATAAAGTTTTACTAAATCATAAGGGTCATTGTAAGGATCTAAAAATACGGGATCATTACCACATTTTATACTTATTCTTGACCAAAACTTATCATTGTCTGGTTTTAATAAAGTAAGCTTGTTCCAAAACTCTTTGTCTTCAGGATCTACAACATTAGCTGCTAGATCTTTTTCTAATTGTGAAACAACTGATCTAATTTCTTTTATTTTCTGTTCTCTTTCAGCTACAGCCAGTTTTTTAACTTCTGGTGCAAACTCATTAAGACCAGTTACATATCTCTTAACTCCATTTATTTCTAAACAGGCTAAGCTTTCTTCATGATAAACACCATCATGTAAGGCCATTCCATAATTTTCTAATCCCATATTGCTTTTGCTAGGATTAAAGTATGGGCGTACAGCAATACTACTATTTTGTTTGGTTTGCTGATACTTTTCTACTATTGTATAATCACTCATTTTTATTGGTTTTTAAAATTAATATTCAACTCAAAAGTACATAATTATGTACATTCTTAAAATATCTAATGCTGAGCCTAAGCCCAGCACAAGTTTTTTGAGTTACGCTGTAACTATTTTTAATGCTCCTGCAGTATGATAAATATCACCATTGACTAGACCTGCAGTTTTAGCTGCAGCATTGTTTGCATGATTTCTTGCTAAAAGTGCAGCATTACTAACTTTAGATATAGGGCCAACAACTTTGTTGACTTCTGCTATAACCTCATTAACATGCGCATATCTTGCTAAACCATGTTCAGCTCTTGGTGCTTTACCTAAAACAGAATCATCTACAACTTGCTTTACTTTTTTTATTGCCATGATATAATCTTTTTTACAGGTTAAACAAAAAAAAGGAGGAGGGTTTAATCTCCTCCCTTTTAATTAATATTAGAATGATCCTCCTGTAATTGGATTTCTCATTACAATTTTTAGAACTTTACTTGGATCTTTCACCCAGATAGCCGGCATGGTTTGAGTCATCATAACTCTATAACCATTAAAGTTACCAGTTGAAGCAAAACCTTGGTTTCTTCCCATGTAGTCCATAGTACCATTTTGGTAGAACCACTTAAGTTGATTATCCCAAGATAACTTCAATAAGTGAATGTTATCATTTCCGTTCTCTGTTACATCAAAAATAATGAAGCTGTAAGAACTTAATGGACGTCCGTCAATTAATGGGTTCTCAACATCATTAGTATGTAAGTTATCAAATGCTGGATTCAATACAAATTTAACGTTAGCTAAGAATGGAATAGTAAAGCTTGTGTAAGCAAAACCAAAGTCTAGATCCATTCCAGAACCTTTAACAGCTCCAATATCAGAAGCATTTTGTACTAAACCAGAACCATATACTTCATCAGCAATAGCTTTGTTGATCAACTGCATTCCACCAATACCTGTTTGTACAACAAGTGATCTTTGTGGATCTGGGCCTTTGAATTCAACTTTACCTTGGTAGAAGTTATATAATTCAGATTTGAACATATCAAGAGTGAAGGAAGATTTGTTATAAACTCTTTTAAATGAGTTATCTAACTGAGACCATAGACCAACTGATAATCTAATATCATCTGGACCATCTTGTCTAATTCTACCACCTTTACCCCACATTAGGTAAGTTTCAATGTCATTAGCAACTTTGCTTAAGTGCGCAGCTTCTAGATTTGTAATGAAAGATCTAGTCAATTGACCGCTTTCAAATGCATCTCTAGCACCTGATTTACCCATGCTTGCTACTAACTCTTCAATAGAGCTAACTGACATATTATCACCTGCACCAAAATTTCTCCAAATTTCAGTTACAGGAACTGTTCCGTCTGCATTCAATCCTCCTTTGATCATAAGATCAGCTCTAGAAGAAATTGAATAGTGTACGTGAGCTTCAGCTCCTCCTACAAAGTTGTAGAATTCTCTGAACCCTGAGCCAGCTTCAATATCACTGAATCTTTCACCATACTCTCCTCTTGCAGAACCTTTTCTAAAGAATTTAGTTCCTGAAGCTAAGTATTTGTTGTCTAAGATAGCAGCGCTATTATTGTTGACTAATTGTACTGTGTAGATGAAACCATCACCTGCAGGGATAATATCATCTGCTGTGATGTAAAGTTCTAATCCGTTATACTTGTCATAAGTGATAATATCACCATGTCCAAATGCACGTTTAGATAATTTTACTTTAAAGGTAGTTCCATCAATACCTTTAGAAGCGTTTGAAGACTCAATGTCTGCCACTATAAATGGTAGATCTTGAGCTACTGGAGTTTGCCATTTGTACTCGCCTCTAGCGTTGTCCACAAGAATTGTATTCTTTCCACCAAATGAAGCCATTTGATATAGGGGCATTTCAACTTTTTGAGTCATTGCCCATAAATCAACTGGACCTAGATCCTGAGGTTCTGCTGAACCTAGCATCGCTGTCAAGTGATAAGAATCAATGTGAGAACTTGCTTTGTAGCTTGTATCCCTTAGGAAAATTCCATTGTTTAAAACTGGAGTTGCCATAATTGATTGTAGTTTTTAATAGTTAATAATTAATGTTAAATGTAAATATAAAAATTCTTAAAATCTTTTAAATATGTTTTGTTGTCTTTTTAATTTCTTGCTTCCTCTCTTTACTGTAGTGTCTTCTTTTTGTTCTACTCCTAAAGAGGCTCCACCGCTATTTACTTGTTCAGTCTTTAATTTTCTGACTGTTTTCTCAATTGTTTTCTGAGCTCCTTTTTCCATAATCTTACTTTTGTAACCATCTGGATCTTGTAATAACCAAAGGGCTTCAGATATAAGACTATAATTAGGCTCAACAAATTGATACTTTTCAAGTAAGTGTCCTAACAGGTTAGTGTTACGTCCACTTACAGAAGGATAATTAGGTTGTACAAGTCCATTATATAACATTGACTGAGTCTTCTTGTCTATTTTTATATCACTCAAAGCTCCGTCTTTTAATGTATCATATACATTTTGCATATAATCTTTAGATGCTTGTTCTTGTTGTTTCTTTTTCATCTCCTGTTCCTGGAGTTTTTTGGAAACAACTTTTTCTTGCATCTTCTGTAACTTAGGTTGAAACTTAAGAGCTTGTTGCTCTAGCTTTCCTAAGTCTTTCCAAACTTCTACTTCCTCTGCTATCTCTTCTGCTGTACCATATCCGGTTGCAGAAAGGTATTCATGGATTACTCTTTCTTGTCCTCTCTCAGACTTTACATCTATAGTACTAGTTTCTTCAACTTGTGCTAGTGTCTGAAATAAACCTTTAAGATCTTTACCACCATCAAATACATATCTTGCAGCAATCTTTAATTCATCTGGCAAACTTTCAAAGAACTTAGCGGGAGTTTCTTTTCTAACTTGGTTTGCCTTTTCTTCCATGTTAGCGTCAATTAACTCTTCCCAATCTTTTGCTGAATAATCAGCTAGAGGTTTGTCATCATCAAAAGGAACAATCTTGTCAGATTTAATTAGCTTGTCAAATACATCAGCTATTCCTTCTATTTTCTTTCTACCTCTTTTTTTAGTTTCTGTTTCTTCTTCATCTGTTTCTTCCAAAGAATCTAAAACATCATCTAAAGTTGCAGCTGGTTCCTCTTCCTTTTTTTCTGCTTTTGGTTCCTCTTTAGCTTCTTCAGCTTTAGGTTCTTCAGCAGCTGGCTCCTCAGCTACAGGCTCTTCAGCCTTTTCTTCTTTTTTATCTAAAAAATCTAAGTCAGCCTTGTCTTTTTTAGAAAAGATATTTTTTGGTTTTGCTTCTGGAGTTACTATTGCATCAGCATCTGGTGCTGCGGCAAATAACTCATCTAAATTTATATCCACTTTTTCAACAGTAGTGTCCTGTGTTTTATTCTCTTGTGCCATAATTGTTGGTTTTAATTAATAATATTATTATGTACATATACAATATAAGAATTAATATTGACATGTAAACTTATAATATTTTATTATTTATAACATTTTGTGCAATATATAGCTAACGTTAAAAATCTTTTTTACAAATTAACTTTCTTTGTCATATTTGTTTTTATTCTCTCTTGCTATTTGTAGATTTTTATTAGCAATATCTCGCTGTGTAGCTAGCTTTTCTCTGTCTATTTGTAGTTTGGCTTGAGCTTGAGCATTCTTCTGAGCGTTCTGCTCTCTTTTCATGTTCATTTGCTCTCTGTATTGTGAAGTTTGTTGAATATCTTTTAAGGCATCTTGATAGTCTGACTGCTTATTTTCATTTAGGTCCATCATAGATCCATAACCTGCAGCTCTTATTTCAGCAACTGTAATATTATTTTGTCTTTCTTTATCCGCTTCATTAGACTGATATTCAAGTTTTAACTGATTCTCTTCAGCTTGAGCTTTCAATTGCTCTTCTTGCATCTGTCTTTGCTGTTGCATTTCTTGTTGTTTCATAGCCTGAGTTTTTTGCTCAGAGTCTTTAAGAATATCAGTTACTTCTGCAATTGAATCTGCTTTTAATATATTACCTAAATCATAAATGCTTGCACCTGTAGTATTGTTAGTTAGTGCCATTTGTTTTAACTGCTCTAATACTTGTCTATGATTTGTTCTTGTAGTAGCAAAAATATTAAAGTCTCTCATTAATAAATCTGTGCCATTAATTGTAAAATTAACTTTTTCAGCTGCCGTAGAAATATATTGCAACCTTAAACTTGGAGTGTTGCTGTAGTAGTACTGAGCCAGATCAGTTCTCATTTTGTGTACTCTTGGCATAAGATTATCTGAATGATTTATAAAGTAAGTCTCAGTTTGTGCAAATGACTGCTGTAATGCTTGTGTAACACCAGTAGCTGTTTGTTGTGCTACAGGTCCTCCAAGTCTTTGCGGGTTGATTCCTATTGCCTCAAAAGCTTGAGACTTAAAATAATTTGCTAGTTGTATCCTTGACATTAATCTATTAGTTTGCTCCATGTTTAGAGTTTGATAATGATTAAAGTTAGTTGCATTTTCTGTATTTGTTATTGATGTATCAAGAGGTAGCATCTGAAAATCTTTCATTGCTACAAATGCCTTAGCATAATTATTTTTGCCCCAATCTTCTCCCATACCATGACGTGGTAAAGCATTTTGATCAAACATAATAATTGTACCTAGTTCATCAACAAGTATATCTGCTATTTGATTATTTACCATATTGTAACCAACTTGGTAAGCTTTCATTAAATCTACTAAGGATGTAGATCTAGTATTTCTATCAGAAAATACTCTACCTTCAACAGGTAGTTTACAACCATATAAAGTTTTATCTCCTTTAAATTGGAAAGGTATTCTTCCTGGTTTTACTTTATCAATCCCTAAATAAATAGGATCAACATTATTACCCATTTCAGAACGCCATCCTGTAGGAGAATTTGGACCTATTTTTACACCACCCCATACTTCATTAATCCAAATGTAATCTACATGTTCTCCTTCTAATAAATTTTCTTTTGTTTTATTTTTGATTAACGTAGTATCATATACAGGCTTCATTGAAACTTTAAATGTTTCATCTACTAGTTCTTGCATAACAGTTCCATCTTTCTTTATGCAAGTAAGATGACCAACTTTTCTTTGTGTTTTCCAGTAAACTGTGGTTACACGCATAAGATCAGCTTCACCCCATTGCATAACATCTTCCCCTTCATTTAGAATTGCACTTACTATATCACCGCCTCTAGCTGGATCATCTGACCAATTGCTTATATATCTTCTAAAGTTTAAACTTGGAGCGTTTGTATTCCAAGCATGTGATCTACTTGCATCATAATATGAACCGTCATTCTGATATCCATTAACTTGATACATAGAAGATCTAGCAGGATATATTTTGTTTAAAGACTTTAATTGTTTTTCATTCATCAAATATCCATACTTATCAATAACATCTGACACAGTCATAAGATCCATCTTACCTGCATAGTTTGAATCAGATATATATCTTGTCTCTGGAGACTTTTGATAAAAAGTTAAAACAGGATTCCATAATTCTACATCATAATCATCTTCTAGCATTCTAAAATGCCAAAACTCTCTATCAGCAATAAGCATATCTCTAAAAGCTCTTTCTTCAAGTTCTTGCATTTTAAATCTTTCAATGTCTACATTCATTTGATGAGTAGCCCATTCTTCAACCATACTTCTATAAGACTTACTAAAAAAATCTTCTATTTCAGGTAGTGATTTAATCTTTTGTGGATCCATCATTTCCTTTGCTTCTTCAGAACCAGGATTAAGACCCATCTCTAACATCTTCATCAATTGTTTTTTTTGTGCGTCCGCAAGTAAGTTCTGTTCTACCAAGGCTCTTTTTGATTCTAACATCTCATTGTATGATGTATCATCTACAGCCCTAAACTGAACTTTTGAAAATCTTTTTGAAAACTCTCCACTAAGTACATTAACTACATTTGGGATAATAGGATAAAACTTTAATTCAAGTGCTGACTCATCTTCTTTAGTTAAGACATCCATAAGATCTTTATGGTCATTGTCTTCTTCAATGATATAATCTTTTTTGTCTATAATACCTTTGGCAAGTTTATAGTTTTTTAATAGCTTTCTTGCATTTCTACGCAGGAATTCCATTCCTTGTAACTCAAGCCAATCTAAATTCCAAGCTGACCAGTCATCATTCTTTTTGTTAGCCGGTAAAAACTGGATTGGTTGTGTTAAGGATGAAGATACATGACCTCCCTCTTTTTTGGCTCCTGCCTTGAGTTGCATTGCATTAAATACTCTCATGCTATCTTATATTTTTAAATCCTGATCTTTTTTTGGTTCTTCCTATGCCTTTATTGCGTCCCAAATTTCTAAACGCACTATACTTTAATTTATACAAATTTTCTTGATTATCCAAGGATTTTGATGTTGATTCACGCCTTTTAAGGTATCCTCTATTAGATTGTTGCACTTTTGCAAAAGCTATTAGTGCAGAGAAGGCTACAAGTCTATCTACGTTAAGTCCAGGATAATAAGCTAACATTTCCTTTAATAACATAGGATCTGGTATTCTTTCAACACCAAGCGTTTGACTAATAACAGAACCATTTATATCAGTTTCCTCATCAATCTGTTCTCTTATAAATTCTATTGCGTATGATATTAAATGATTTTTAAAAAGTGTTCCTGTATTCTTCCATCCATATTCTTGATATACTGTTCTGTTTGAACCAAGATCTTTTAAAAATAAAATTTGTTGTTTTGGCACTAACCATTTTTGTTTTCTTTTGGCAATCATATGCTGTATAAATAATGATATATTATTTTCTACAACAGTCCATGCTTTATACCACTCAATGATTTTTTCTAACTGCTCATGAGTTTTGTTTATATCATCATACCTACCACACCAAGCAGCAACAATCTTATCTTTTTCTATAATAGTTTCTATACCGTCCGGTGTCTCTCTTCTTATCTCAACAGGATTTTTATAAACAAATATACTACACAAAGAATCTGATGTAGTTGTTTTACCTTCTGATACCGGGTCAACAGAAGCATAATACATTCCAAAATCAGGATTTTTAATGGGTCTTTCCCATACAACTAGCACCCCTTCTTTGTTAGTAGCTTTTTTATCTACAGGAAACTTACTAATAGGTAATCTGTTACTTCTTTTAGCTACTATACCTTCTTGTTCCCATTCTAATTCTATATGCTCATAACTGTAATCTTTGTCAATTATTTTTCTCATTTGCTTTTGTAGTATACCTTGAGGAAATATAGATTGTTTTCTGTAGGCAAAAGCTTCTGCTATATTCATAGGCTTCTGAGAAATCCTTAGTTGAAACTGCTCAGGAGATAATTCTGACTTCCATCTTTTTCTTTCAACATTAATGGATTCAAGTGCTTCTTCTATTTTACTATTTCCAAAATCATCAATGTAAGGAGGCATTGACCACTGTTCTGGTATAAACAGACCTGCTAGCCCTGAAGTGCCGTCAGCGTCCATTAAATTAGTTTCTACAGCGTATATATCATTTACTGTAGGATTAAGAATCATTTCTTTGAGCGGATTGCATTGTTCCAGATCACCAACTGAACCAGCAGCTATAAACATACCAGTTGTCATCATACCTGAAGACATAGCAGGTCTAAGATATTCATAAGTATCCATCATCTTTGGAGCAATACCTGCTTCTTCATGAAAAAAGTAAGTTGTAGGTCCACCAACTCCAGTGGTTGCATTCTTTTCAAATGATGCTCCTTGAATTTTAGATTTTAAACCACGGGCTGTTTTTCTATTGTTTACACGGACTTCAATCTTTTGTTCCCATAGTAAAACTTTTTCTGGTGTTGATGGTCTATACCAAGCTGTGTGTTCATTAAGAAATGTTTTGTACTCATCTAAAAACTTCCAAGAACCTTTATCATTTATGTAATCTTTTAGTGATGCACCTATCTTACACACAGATCCCTCTTCAAACCAATAAGTATTTATAACCTTGGCCATATGAAAATATGATGATGCTATCTGACGTTTCTTTAATATTGCACAGTGTTTATTATTAAGCTCTGCTAATATCTCATATAAAGCCATATGGTACTGAGCATCTCTTACTTTTGCAAAACCATATTTTTTTTCTTCTTTATCATATATAGGCAAAAAATTAAGCCACATATAATAATCTCTAGTTACAAACCAAGTCTTTTTATTTACTGTGTATATTACACCATTTCTGCATTTGTTTTTTTGATCATCCCAATATGCCATAAAGTCTTTAGACCTAAAAGGAGAACCACAATAGAAACCATCTTCATTAAATCTGCGTGCTTCTGCATTAAACAAAAAAGCAGTTTCATTAAAATCATATTTGCCTGGTTCAGAAAAAATAGATAATACAAATTTGGCTAAGTCTTCTTCAGACTTAAATTCAGTGGTAGTCCACTCTCCATCTTTGTATGTTGGGATAGATTTACTCATCAACTAAAACAGCAAATATATCACCTGCTGCTATTAGTAAGTGATCTTCTCCTTCATGTTTCATTTTGGTAGGTAATGCATAGTCTGCATATTGTATACAATCACCTACTTTTACCTCATCAACTTCTTTACCTACTGCAATAACATGACCTTTTAGTTCATCTTGTCTTTGACTTTCTGGTATCATAATGCTTGTTCCTGCAAAGTATGCATCTGCATCTTTCTTTTTGATAAGTACTCTTTTACCTACTGGTATTACTTTGGTTTTCATAATTTAAATTTAATTTACATTTGATCATAAGCAAGACCTTGTCCACCGCGGACAGAACTTTCTTGCTCAGATTTCATATCAGTAAATGCTCCCTTGTATGATTGTCTAATTTGTTCAAACTTTGAAGCAGCATTTACCATTGAGTTAATATTACCATCTCTTCCATGCTCTATCTGTGTAACTTCCATGTACTTAGCAAGTCTATCAAGCATAGATTTGATACCCACGTATGCTCTATACGTTGGTGTTTCATATAATTTTTTACACATATCTAATGCGTATCTAATTTTAGAATCTTCTGTAGACTCTTCTAATTCTATTTCTTCAATTATTATATCTTCTTTTTCATGCTCAGGTAAATTAAAAAAAGGATTTAAATCTGGATTAGGGCATGACATATAAAACAAGTATTGATATACTTGCATATATGTTTCAGGATAAGTTTTCATTATTTCTTTTAAAAACTTTATTGTATAGCAATGTTCTGTAGGTACTGCTTTGCCATTTTGTATATCAAATATTCTAACAATCATAATATAAAATTAAAGAGACATCCATTATTCCTAAATATAAAACATGCTCAATAGAACATGAGTCTTCATTTATATAGTTTCTATATCCAAGTAAAAACCCTGGTACTATACCCATATTAATTTCCCAACGTTGTAACATTATTCATATATTTTGTCAAGATCAATACACACAAGTGGCCAACCAGTTTGAACATATCCATTAATTACCCTAATTGAATGAGTTGGCGCAGTTCCTGTTAGTGTAACACCATAATAACCATCACTCAATAATGTAGTACCATCATTTAAAAATACTTTATTACCTGCTGCTGGTAAACTATTTGCTGTACCATTATGTTTATAAGTTTGGTTCGTAATAGAACTACATGCTCCATTAAAAACTGTAACAGTACTAGACGTGTATGCTACTGTACCTGTATTACCAGTACCTGTATTACCTCCTTGGTTACCATTACCTTGTCCTCCCCCTTGGTCAACTGTATCACCACTACCTACTGTAACAGGTGAATATGCATTTTCATTCATAAGTGCTACAAGTTGAGCGTAAGGTTGTTTAACTACAACAAAACCAGCACCATCTTTCAAAAAAACTTCATTAACATCTTTAACCCATGTTTTTGTTTGAATGTCCCAGTGTGGTCTTACCATTGAAATAAGTTCTGAATGAACAGTCATTTCTTGTGGATAGTCACATACTACTTTAGGATGTCCATTATTATCTATTTGGACATAAGGTATTACAGTCATTAATGTTATTTTAGGCATTTTTATTTTCTTTAAGCCATTTAATAAGTTGAACTACTTCATCCTTAAGATATGGCAAGTTATACATTTTTATGTCTTCTATTACTGGTTCCCCATCTACGTGTTCATTGATAGGATAACCATTAGAATCTGTTCCAACTTGTTTAAATTTAACATGTTGAATTTTAAGATTTCCAACCTTTAGTTTAGGGTTGTGCTTTTTAATAATATACGCATAAATACTCAATTGTAAGTTATAATGATTCAAATTACAATCATCTAAATGACTTACTGGATTATACATCTTGCTGGTTATACCCTCCCAATTAGTAAATCCTTTTTCTTTTATCTCTTTATTTGTTTTGTAATCAGTGATGTTTATATACCCATTTACAATCTCTACTAAATCAGCCTGCCCACATAAACCTGCTGACTTTAGATATACTAATAACTCAGGATAAATACCACTAACTAGCTTTTGATCTAGTGCTATTTTAGCACCTTCCTCATTAAACTCAGCTCTAAATATTGGTAGTGTAGAACCATATCTTTTTATATTATCAAACTGTATCATGTCTGCTTCTCTTTGATCATGATAAAAATTACCTAGTTTTATTGCTCTGTCTGTTTCATTTTTCCAAGCTTGTAGTATTTCTTTTTCTGTCATACCAAACCACTTAGAACGTTTATTCTTAGAAGATTTTTTAGCTTGTGCTTTTGCATCAAACTTAGGTTTAAACATACCTATAAAACCAGTAACGCTAGTCCAATTTATTTTATCTTGATCAGTGCTTTCATAAAGGTGACCTTCTTCTTTGAATACAATTGCCATCTTAGTAACTTATTGATGTATACCACATGCCATTTTGAGCATTTATGTTATACGTTGTTTTATTTTCTTTATATATATAATTAATCATTATCTATTAATTTTTGTTCTTCTAATTCTGTAAGTAATGCTTCCCATTTTCCTGCTGGACATTCTGATGACATAGATCTTGACTTCCATTTCATAGAACAACCACACAAAGAACAACAAGGCTGTGTGCCTGGCGCCATACATTTACTTCCTTCTGTATCAAACTCTTCACAGGACTCACATATTTTAATTCTAGATGCAGCAATTTTTTCTACATACTCAGTTCTAAAAATATCATTTTTAATACCATCATAAATTTGATCTATGTTTTTAAGTGCATTAATGTATTTACTTATTGGCATTCTTATTCTTTTTAAACTGTTTTTTGTTTTCTATATTGTCATCTATAATTCTCAAAGCAGATTGCATCTCTTCAAGTTTTTTATTTATTGCATATGTTTTTTCATATCCTTCATAAGTTCTTTTTCTCAAATTACCAAGCATACTTTTATTTCTTTTAATAGCTTTTTGCAACTTGCCTTTTCTAATAAAAAAAGTACCTAGACCATCAACCAGAATTCTGGGATACTCTAGTGTAGATAAAGATTTTCTAACTTTTGCATAATAAAAAGATATAAAATCTTCTACAACTTTAGGATGGACACCAACCTCTTTAGCTATTTCTTCCTTAAACTTTTTGTGGCTCTTTGGTCTCACGTCCTAAAATTTTATAATCTAACAAAACAATTCCTTCAACTTGAATATTCATGTCACTATTTAGGTTTATTGTTTTCTTATTTACTCCATTTTTAATAATCAATCCTTTTTTTTCTGCTTTAGTTATTGCATTTCTTGCAGATTGATTGCTTTTGAAAATATCATTATCAGTCAAGTATATACAAAATTTTGTAAGTTCTACTCCAGCTTTCTTTGCTAGCTTAGTTAAAAGTTTTAAATCTGTATTACTTATATGTATATCATTAAAAAAACAGTGTGACAATATTTGATATGCTACTGTATCCTCTATTGTCACTTGCTTTTTAAACTCTACTTTATTTACTATTGCCATTTTACAAACTTAGTATAATATCAATTAATCTTTCATCTGGGTAACAATCTGTTTTATCTCTTCTTACGTTAGTATGAGTTAATAAACCTTTTACTTTACCATAGTAAGCATCTTCTTGAAAATCAAATGCTTTTACAGGTCCATATTTTTGTATCCATTGTTTAAGACCTAATCTAACATCAATACCATCTCTTTCAGCAATATACTTTATCCACTTTTCAACTTCTTCCATTTGTCTATCAGTATAAGAATGATATTGAGTATAGCCTCTAAAAGGTTCTTTAAGTGTATAAATCTGGTCTTCTTTAACTCTTGTATTAACATAAGTCTTTCCATCTTTTAAGTATCCAAATGCACATATCTCAATACCAGTAGAATGTCTATTCATATGACCACTACCTGTTTTGCCTAAGTGCCATCCATAACCTCCAATAGGAAAAGCCTGTACCATTACTCCATCATAACTATCATTACCTGTAGTAGAGCACTTACCTCCTAGTACAAATTCTGTAGCAACTCTACCTCTAGTATCTCTTCCCCAATGATCAACAACCTTAAAAGGATTCTGTCTACCAGCCGTATGATGTAAAAAAGCATATTCATTTACTACAGGACCCTCAAGATATTCTCCTTTTGGTAAGTAGTATCTGTGTATAGTTTGACTAAATTTAGTTTCCCATACTGCAGATTGATTATCAGTATCTTCATCTATAGCTTCTTCTTGGTATGTAGCCCCTACAAGAAGACGCTCCCAAGTAGATGCACCTACTATACCATCTGGTTTAAGATCATAAGCTAACTGAAATCTAATAACTGCTTTTTCTGTTGCTGGACCAAACACACCATCTTGTGTTAATTTTAAAATAGTTTGTAATTTGTGTATTTCTGGTCCTTTATCACCCTTCTTGATTAGTTTCATCACTTTGGTTTTGGTTATTAGCTTCTTGTTTTGCAAATGATTGCGCCAAGAACATAGATGCTTGTAATCTTTTAGCTCTTTGTTCTTCAATGTCAGTTAAAAGAGTTTCATACTCTAACTGAACTTTTAAGTGCTTACTTCCGTCTTTGTAGAAATTTGTAAGCTCTTGTCTTCTTTCTTTGACCTCTTCAGGAGTCAATTGCTCCTCTGGAGCAGTATTCATATCTATTGCCATATTATTGGTTTTAAGTTAAACAATATATAACAAAGATATAAATAAAGTTTAAATAATAAAAGTTTAAAGTGAATTATCTTGTTGTAAACGTATGTAATGAGAATAAAATAAGGCCTGAGAGTAATATTCCTAAGATTGCTTCATCATTCTGTGTTACTTGTGTTCTATCTTTTCTATCCCAAGATGGTTTTGCTGGTCCACAGCTGCTAGATAGTAAAAAGAATAGTATTGTAATGATTATAGTCTTTTTCATGATTTGAATGTTTGTTTTTTACCTCCGTTATAAATATAAGCATGCCCTTCATCTACTAACATTTGATTCAAGCACATTTCCTTTCCTTCTATGTCTTTGACATATATTTCACCTAATACACGTCCATACTTACCTGTACCGTGTGATTTAAGCCTACATAATCCAGAATCACAGCTAACGTCTAAAAGTATTTCTTTCGTGCGTGCTTTGGCGGCTAAACCTTTTTTCTTTTCAGCTTTATCACGAGTTCTAGATTCCCACGTATCTACGCCTTTCAATCTTATTCTACGTTTTATCCACGTATCAAACCCCAGGTCAATCATAGCATCAAAGGTATCCCCGTCTACTACCCTCACTAATTTAGCCCTATATACGTATTTATCCATTATATTTCTTTTTCTGATACTAAGGTCATTGTAGTATTAGCTCTATTTCTTAGATATTGATCTATTGTCCACTCAGCAGTTCTATCTGTTTCTACTGTTACATGTGATATAGTTTCATGCTGAGGTCCTGATTCAACAACTTTAAATATTTGTTTGGTTTTAATATCCATTAGACTTTGTTTTTATTAAGGCATTCTATTACGCATTTAAGATCTTTGTAATCATAAAATGTTACTTCGGCTTCAGGAATTTCTACGGACCACATCTTTTTTTCTTGTCCGTTTCCACTATCATTAGATACAAAACATACGTTTCCTACGTTATACGTATAGTAATGTATATCTACGTCTAGATTACTTTCTTCTTTTGAAACGATACATTTCTCAAAACCTAATTTTATTATACTATTTTCTGTCATAGCCACTCTTCTAGTTTTTCATGAATTGACTCAGGATATTTAGTGTTCAGCATATCTTTTAGTACTGCACATTTTTCATACTCTTCAGTCTCTATAAAGTAGAGGATCATATTCTCATACTCTTCTTTAGTAGGGCCTACACTAGTATTATGAGCTAGTACGAAGCCAAACTCACTCTCACTGGCCTCTAATACATAGTCCATACTAACTTTATTAGTCAAGAACATAAAAGAATTATTATACGCAAAAGAAAGCATTTCATCTTCTTTCTGCATTTCTTCTACAGTCTTCCCGTAGCCGTAATCTTCTTGTTCTTCCATACCATCCATAGTATTACCCTTATACATCCAATATACAAAATTTTTTCCCCACCTAAAAAAAATGTGATGTATTTAGCATTGGCAAGAGGTCCTATTGTTTTGCTCCCCAACTAAATTTTGGTAGGGGGGTGCCCCCTATCACTAATTAATGTTTAACCTAATAATTTTACACTATGTACTATTTTAAAATTACTGAGAGCAACAAGGCTCTCATCACAACAGACTCACCACTAGGTGGAGTAGAAACTATCACTAAGAAAGTTGGTGGTAGAGAAATGCAAGTCAGACAGCAAGCAGGGAATGGTAATGTCCGCTTTGGATTTACTGCTATAAACCCTGAAGACGGAATGGCTTTAAGAGCAGAACTAAAGGTAGGAGATGAAATCCAATCATTAGAACTGACTGAGAAAAAGGTAGTGAACCAATCAACAGGAGAAGAATTTGACAACCTGTACTGGGCACACTAAAAGAAAGGGGAACTACATGTTCCCTTTTTCACTTATCTAGTTCCAATGTTGGCTTTTGCAACTATTTTGCTATCAAAACAAATTAATTGTGTGTGTTACGCAGTTAAAGTGAGGCAATATATCCACAAAATACCACCTTTTACCACTAGAATAAAATAAATGCACAGTATATATATAATATAGCTAACGTAAGAGCACAAACATTAAATTGGGTTTGGTTCGGAGATTGACAATTGAGATGCAAATCATGAGTCCACGTTATATCACACTCTTATGTTAGCTTATATATAGTATTGTCTCTCTCTTATATGAAGAGTACAGTACCCGCAATATTGTTTAACCCATAATTCACTTACAGTTATGAAAATAAAATATATAAAACCAGGTGCTTTTGTTAAGCACAATAATGAGATTGGTGTTACATTAGTAGCATCAAACAATGATGCCGTAGTCAACTTCTTTGATGAGTATGGTGATCATAGAATAGTTCAAGCTCAAGATGTAGAATACCCAGAAGATGTGGAGTTACAGAATGAGTTATTGTTAAACCGTGGACTTAGAGAGTTAGCCTTGAATAATAATCTAATACAGATTGATACTTGGGGTGATGATTATCTAAGTCTTGTAATGTCATTTGCCTAATATGAGAAAATTAATGTACGTTGTAGTGGCTCTATTCGTTTTAGGGCCAGTACTAACATCTTGTAGCTCATCCAGAGGAATGTGTAAAAGTAAAAAGAAATACTATAAAGCACAGAAATGCTGGAATGCTAAGAAGCAAAAGTATACAAGATGCTAAGCTTAATCATAGGTATAGCCTACTTACTATTAGTAGGCTTATACCTTTACTTACACACTAAATAATATGAAATATTTATATATCATTGCTTTATCGTTGAGTTTTATTTCTTGTAACTCTGATGATGACATAGCAATACTTGAGTCAGAAGTATTTATATATACTATTGACCCTAACAAGGAACAGTATGAAGGAGACATGAGTGATTACCAGTATCTGTATTTAGCACATACAAGTGATAAATCATGTGAAACTTTAGCTGATTGGACTACTTTTAACTATACATCTAATGGACCATTGTCATATGAAGACTATTTAATCTATTATTTTCTACCTCCTTACTCTATAGGATATGGTAGTAAACCGGATTATAAAATATTCAGTAACAATATCTATGATATAGAAGTAGATTCAACGGAGATCAGTTGCAATAATAATATTGGTGAGTCATTACTCATTACTAATATGAGCACGCTGATTGAGAATGGAGACCTTATTATTAACTTAAATTAAAAAATATGGATAGTCCTTTTATTAAGAGGTTACTCAAGTTTATACTTGTGGTACTTCAACCTTTGTGTGCTGTTTGGTTAATCCAAGTAGCAATCATTGATTACAGCTGGTTACCTGCACTATGTGTAGCACCAGTAATGTTTCTATCATCAATAGTGCATTTAGCATTACTTGATAGAATTAAAATCTTACCTAGCATAAAATTTACCAAGAAATCACAGATTGGCTTTTCAATAGGCTTATCATCTAATGGATCTCTTGCAATCTTAGTTCCTTTCTTATACTTAGTAATAAGCTATAATGAAGATACGGCCCTTGAATTATGACACCAGTGTCGTACTAATAATAACATAGTATTATATACTATAATAACATTAGTATTAAGGCTAAAGAATAATTGGTTAGGTAAGTGATAACCATTGTGTGAGATGGAGCAGTTACTTATAGTTAGTTTTTGTTTAGTATAATTTTAATTTTTCATGGATACTGCTCCTGACCACACATATTTACCTAATTATTTTTCTCCCAAGCGGAGATTTGCTAACATTTTAACACTTATAACAATGAAAAATATAATTTATTTACTGTGCTTGATGATAAGTATACCTGTATCAGCACAAATTGCAAAATGTCAATCAAGTAAGACTATAAAATGCTTGTATAAAAAGCCTAAGCAGGCTAAGAAGTATGAAAGATTTCAAGATGCGTTCTCAGAATGGATAGCAGATCATCCATTAAAGAGAGATGACGTATTAAAATATCATACAGGAGCAATAAAGTATATTGCACCTAATGATGTATATGATGCTGTATTTGATTATGAGATTGGCCCTTTAGATTTACATCAGTGTGCAGATGCAGCTATGTATCTATGGGCATCGTATAACTACAGTAATGGGCCTGAATTCTATGAAAGACTAGTATTTAATGGTGCAGATGGTACTGAATATAACTATCTAGGCTATTTAGAAACATCAGGTAAAGAAGATAACTGCAAAACATTCAGAAGATGGCTTGATCTTGTGTGGACTTATGCTAATACATGGTCTATATCAGAATATAACCTTGTTTCTGTACCTATTTGGGATATCCAACCAGGTGATGTGTTAATTGTAGGTGGTTTTCCTGGGCATGCAGTAAGCGTTGTGGATGTGTTGTTAGACTCTGAGACAGGACATAAGTATTTTATGTTAGCTCAGAGCTTTATGCCTGCTCAGGAGAATCATATACTTAAAAATCCTGCAACAGGAGATGTGTGGTATGAAATAGAAGCATATATGACACATGTTAGAACACCACAATATACGTTTCACATAAATGATTTAAAAAGATGGCGCAACAGATAGAAGTACCAATACCCTTTGACACTGCATACAAGCTCATTAGAAGTGGGCTTGTAGAGCATGTCAACAGAGATGCAGTAGCAGAATGCTTAATGGAGACTATGGATAAAGAAAGTATAGCAATAGTTATTATGCTACTGCAAGAATCTGAACCATATGTACCTTTACTACCAGGTGATTATGTAAAATTTCACCGTAAATCAGCATACTTTGCAGATAAATATGACACTGATGTCCTTTTAGACATGGGATTGATGGTTGATGATTATATGTTTGGTAGAATACCATATAAAGATGATTATGGTAATACACCTAAAAGATTTAGTCCAAGACAGAGTGTAGAATTACTTGTTTATAATAACAAAAAAGAGTATGACACTGAAAATATGAGACTAGATACACATAATCTTACATATGTTGCAGAAGATGACATTCCTTATCTGAAAAACAAACGTGCACAAGATATATAAGAGATTTGGTATAGTTAACTGGGAAGTTATGTCTAATCCTTCTATTAAACCACAAGAAAAAGCATTGTATTCTATATTATGCGTCTATTGTGGAGATAAAAGAGAGTGTTTCCCATCTATATCAACACTTGCAGATATAATGGACTTGAGTCAGCGTCAAGTAAATAGATTAATAAAAAATCTTAAGATTCATGGCATTATTGCAAGAAAAGGACGTAAAATCCTTTTATTAGATTAGTGCGTTAGCTATTATTATGCTAACTATTTACCAATTGAGCCGGTAATATACACTATTAAACCAGTAAGACTGTATAATTTTTGTTACTTTTGATTTGACTCAGATGTAATAAGATGATACTACAACTCCCAAATGGCAGAATTATAGAATGTTCGGTAGAACAGTACTTATCTATGTCAGATCAGGAGATAAAAGACCTTAATGGTATTGGCTCAGCATATACAAAAGAAGTAGGTAACCCATTTTATGGTTTGTATGCTAATACAACGTTAGCACGCAAAGAAGCTATGGAAGATATGAAGTCAGAAAGGGAATATGAACCCAGACTAGATGAAGTATCTGATGTAGATAAAATGAATGATGACTACTTTCACTCAGATGATATCTGATTAATCAATTTTTTCACCTTTTAATATTTTAATTATGTCAACAGTCAAAATTATGGCTGATGAACTAGGCAATGTAATTCGCCAGTCATCAAACAATCCTGAGTTTGGATACATCAGACTCACACAAAAAAGAAGAGTTATTAAACCTAATAACTTTGTAGACGTCAAAAATCTATCAACATTAATCCACGGTAAACTAGAAGATCTGGAAGCTACAGGCCTACAGCATACAAAAGAGATATCCGGTAAGATATATGTTATAGAACAAGTAACACCATTCAGTGAAGAAAACCCTGATAGGGATCTTAAATACGCTGGTACAACAGGAGTTATATGTGCAACCCAAGATGGGGAACCTATTTATAGGAAAACATTCTATACAGAAGACCAGAATGTATCTGACACATTGATTGCTCATGCTAATGGTGATGCTATTAGAGAAGCTAACGGTACCTCAGCTAAGATTATGAAGGAAGTAAATGAAAAGCAAGTGGATTTAGAAGATTCAATTGCTGAAGTTGAAGGAGAAACAGAGGTAACAGATACACTTGTATCTGAAACAGAGGTAGTTGCTGAAACTCCTGTAGAAATTACAGAGGATGAGGGCATTGAGTCCTTTGATCTGTAGTATCTACTCATTATAAATACAAAAATCATTTGTGCTAGCACTTATGCTTGATCATACGGTTTGGAGCCCGGTATTTATATTTATCACTTATGTATAACCCTATAATAATAATAATATGTTTAATCCACAACAAATACAATCACTGAAACAACATCAAATAGAACAGTCAATTATAGATACAGAAAAAAGACTAAACTATTATGGTATACTATCAGAATACCAGTTACATCCTAAAGATTTAGTTCAAAACTTGAGCTATCGTAAACTTAATCCGTATCAACACTTTTTGTTTAAACGTGTACTACATGGTTTAAACATGTATAATGCTGAAGATAAGGCTAAGTTACATTGGGATAAGAAAAGAAGGATAACAAGAGTATGGAAACGTGCTCAAAAGGAAATAAATAATTGGAAACAAATTATTTGTAATAAGAAAGTAAATGCTTATTTTAGAGAGACATTTACAGGGCCTACTGCTGAGTATATTATATCTATACCACCAGAGGAAACATTAGAAAATTTTACTAATACTATGACACTAAGAGATCTTGGAATTACATATGAAGACGTAATACTTAGATTTATGCAGAAAGGATTATTACCAAGAACATTCTTAACGTTGAAAGCAGCATGAAAATTAAGAAGAAACTATGCTATAGTTGTGATACTGAGCAAGTTATATGGAAGAATCATGAAGGTAATAAGTATTGTAAAATCTGTTGGTTTAAAATTAAACAAGAAGATAATTTTAAATCAGATTACTATAGAAAATATAGTAAACCTAGACAAAAGATTAAATCTATGTCTAATAAGATGCAGAAAACTGAGAGGGCTTACAGCGTATTACGCAAAGCCTTCTTAGAACAGCATCCTGTATGCAAAGCCAGCTTAGTTAAATGCACGGTTAAAGCTACAGATGTGCATCATATGAAGGGAAGGGGTAAATATCATCTTGATACTACTACATGGCTTGCAGTGTGCAGACCATGTCATATGTTTATAGAAGAGAACCCTGATCTTGCTAATGAATTTGGATTTTCAAAATCAAAACTATGAATAATAATAAAAAAGACTGGAACTGGTTTGCAATAATAACCTGGTCTATAATACTTTTATTTACATATACACTATGGAAGTACATAATAAAACTGTTCCTGTGAATAAAGATAGGGATGTTATACAAAAAGATGCATTGTCTATAGCAGTGCAGCATAAAAGATGTGGTCTTGGGATATCAATGGGTGTAGGTAAAACACGTATTGCTATAGAGCACCTCAAAAGAAATTATCATCCCCTTATACAAGTACTTGTAGTAGTGCCTAAGAATACAGTTAAGCAATCATGGATTGATGAACTTAAAAAAATGAAGGCTTTACATCTAAGAGGGCATATTATATTTAGTACATATCTCTCTTTAAATAAACAAAATCCAAATGAATATGATATTGTTTATTTAGATGAGTGTCATAGCCTATTAGAATCACATAAAAGTTTCTTAGATGCTTTTAACGGTAAGATACTTGGCCTTACAGGTACACCGCCAAGAGTAAAAACAAGTGAGAAAGGACGTATGGTAGCAAAGTATTGTCCTATTAAATACACTTTTTCAGTTGATGATGCAACTGATTCAAAGATCTTAAATGATTACCAAATCATTGTACACCAACTTGAGTTGTCTGACTTAAAAACATTAAAGAAGAAAACTAAAGATGGTAGGCAATGGTATACTTCAGAGAAGAAAGACTACGCATATGTAGTACAAAGAGTAGTGGCAGCTCAGACTCAGAAACAAATGCAGTTTGCATCTATAATGAGAATGAGAGCACTGATGGATTACAGTACAAAAGAAACCTATGTAAAGGACCTACTTAGGAAAGTAAAAACAAAGTGTATTGTATTTGCAAATACTATGGATCAGGCTGATAGAGTCTGCAGGCATAGTTATCATTCAAAAAATCCAAACTCTGAAGATAATCTTCAATTATTTAGTGATGGACGGATAGATAAACTATCTTGTGTATTACAACTTAATGAGGGTGTTACTATTCCAGGCCTAAAGCAAGGCATTATTATGCATGCATATGGTAATGAAAGGAAGACAGCACAAAGAATTGGTAGATTATTAAGGTTAAATCCATCAAATACTGCAGTGTGTCACATATTGTGTTATAAAAATACACAAGATGAGACTTGGGTAGCCAAAGCACTAAAGGATTTTGATGAAAATAAAATCAAATATTATAATCCAACAATATAATTTATGGGAAAAATGAAAGAAATTTTCATGGAAATGGTTGAACATGAATATAATGGGTCACATGATGCATTTATTCAAGACATGGCCAAACAAACTTGTGAGGAGTTTGTTCCGTGGAATCAAGATACATGTTTAAATTGTAACAACACAACTATGGAACGTAATGAAACTGAGGCAAGATGCTTAGCATGTGGTCATGAGTTTATTTATGTTGACGGTGAAGTTTTAAGATTTAAGTAATGAACAAGATAATACTAATAATAGCATTTCATATTTCAGTTACGGCAACTATATATCATGCAGTTCCTGCACAGACAGATAGCACACCGTTTATTACGGCATCTAACAAGGTTATTAATAAAGATAATCCTGGTAAACATAGATGGATTGCAGTATCCAGAGACTTAGAAGCATTAGGATTTACATTTGGAGCACGTGTATGTGTAGAGAATGCAGGGCCAATGAACGGGTATTGGATAGTGCAAGACAGAATGAACAAAAGATGGTCTTATAGAATAGACTTCTTAGTTGATGAGTCTATGAAAGGTGGCAAATGGGAGAATGTTAAAATATATTTAGAATAATATGCAAAAGAGAATACATACCGTAGAGATAACAGAAAAATTTTGGGTTGACGTTTATTACAACTATGAACCAGGAGAACCAGAAGTACATACATATGCTAATGGTGATCCTGGTCATCCTGGTAGTGCATCAACTGTAGAAATTGTACAGATCAGAGCATTATGCAAAGATAGAAATGGTAATAGTGTTGACGTAGACATATTACCTTATCTAGAATTGTTTGATGATTTAGATCCATGGATGCTAGAAGATAAAATACTAAAAGAACATAATGAAGAATAACCTACATGCAAGACTAGTGGTAAACAATGGTAAGCTTGACTTTCCTAGTAAGCCACAAGAAACTAGATTTAATGCATTTCTAAAAGAGATACCTGATGGTACACCAATAGATATATTTATGGGTGTAAGTACGGATAAGGGTAGCAATGCTCAGCTTGCTAGAGTACATGCTATGATCCGTGAGCTTGCACAATATATAGGATATACTTTTGAAGAAGTAAAACTACAAACAAAAAGAAAAGCAGGATTATGCTTTGTTAGAGATAAGCAGGAGTATTGCAAAAGTTTTGCAGAGTGTGATAGGGACGAACTAAATTTAGTAATTCAAGCTCTTGTAGAAATGGGAGACTTCAATGGAATGCAGTTAAGATAATTATTTATCTTTCTTTGCTGCTTCTTGTTTAGCCTGTATATCTGCAAAGAACTCTTTATATAAATCAGTTTGTGTAGCAGTATCATTTTCAAGTATACTCTTTGTAAGTTTACCTAATAAGTCTGTATCCATTTCAACATCAGACTCTTGATAAAGACCCTGGTCATTAGCATATGCAGCAAAAGTTTGTAGTAAAGAATAAATGATCCATGTGTGGTATTCATACCATTTAAGATCTAATTTCTTTTCATCTAACTCACCGCTAAGCATTCTTTTGAACTTGTTTAGTGTGGCTGATACATCTTCTGACTTAGGATACACTTGATCAATATAGTATAACATTATTGATTGCAGTGCAGGAATATAATCTGAATGAACAGTAATACCTGTGATTGATTTTTTTTCTAATTGTTTTGCCATGAGGTAAAAATATTTAAAATTTATGAATGAACCAAATATATTATATATAATTAATAAAATAAAAGAAAAAGTGAGTAGCTCAGATTGGGCACCTCACTTACAACCGTGGCTTGATTCAGCTGATCACTACAATGTCGTAAAAGCCTTAAAATCAGCTAATGAATCAGGAGTAAGATTTACTCCAAGGTATGGTGATGCTTATAATGCATTCCTACATTGCCCGGTTAAACAACTGAAGGTTGTGATGATAGGGCAAGACCCCTATCCTCAGCCTGACGTTGCTGATGGAATAGCATTTAGCTGTAGCAAGAAGGGTAAACCTGAGGCTAGTTTACGCTATATATTTAAAGCGCTAGATACACCGGATGCAAATCCAGATCTAAAGAGATGGGCTGAACAAGGCGTGCTACTACTTAATACGGCTATGACAGTAGAGGTAGGTAATATTGGTTCTCATTATGAAATGTGGAAACCTTTTACATCTTCTCTCCTTACAGAGATTAGCAACATGGACCCACAGATTTGTGTTGTTGGTCTGGGTAAAAAAGCACAAGAATGGTTAGGTTACTTTCCCTTCGCACATAAAATAGAAGTGTCTCACCCAGCTAGTGCTGCCTATCGTAAAGGTGGAACGTGGGACCATCAGAACGTATTCAATCGTATAAATGAATACTTAACTTGGCAAGGAAAAGACTTGATTAAGTGGTAAGCTTTTCGTATATTTGATAACCTTTAAAACCAATATATGTGGGACTTTTTTCAGATAATTACTAAGTCTGGTATGACTCCAAATGAGTGTCTTTCACTCTTTGCAGTACATATGAAGATTACACCTCACTATGGTAATAATATCAATAGTTTAATAAACAAAGGATTAATTGAATTTGATGATAAAAAACAGCATTATGTAATTACAAATGATGCTAAAGATATTATGACCAAGTTAGACAACTATTTTCTTAAAGCAAAAAAGAAAACGGATATACAACTTTTGGGAAAAGACTTTGTAACATTAATTAATGATTACAGAGAAATATTCCCAGCTAAGAAATTACCTAGCGGTAAACCTGCAAGAAATAATGTAAAAGCTTTAGGCACAGCATTCAGATGGTTCTTTGAAACCTATAGTTATGATTGGGCCACTATATATAAAGCTACTAAGATGTATGTAAATGAATACAGAGACAAAGATTATTTATATATGCAGACAAGTCAATATTTTATTAGTAAACAAGATAAACACAAGGTAAAACATTCTACTCTTGCTGATTATTGTGATATGATACTAGAAGGTATTGACACAGAAGATGAACATTTTAAAGAAAAAGTAGTATAATGGCAAAAGCAAAAGAAGCTTGGGTAGGGCAATACGCTGCCTTCAATGAAGCACTTAAGTATATGTACCGTAGACAAACCGGTGAGGAAAAGTCTATATATACTCCTTGGCCTAAGTTTAATGATGCTACAACTGATGGATTAGAATGGAATACTCTTACAGTTATAGGTGGTAGACCTGGTTCAGGTAAAACACTTATTAAAGATCAGATAGTAAGAGAATCATTTGTATTAAATCCAGCAGATGACTTTAGAGTATTAGAGTTTCAGTTTGAGATGGTTGGTAGAACCTCAGCAATTAGAGAGTTCTCATCAATCACAGGTAAAACATATAAAGAATTATGTAGTGCCGGTAGTAAACTAAAGACAGATATTCTAAATAAATGTCATGCTTATGCTAAAGAAAGGGTCAAGCACCCTGTAGATATAGTAAGTAAACCTTTGACTGTAAATCAAATGCGTGATCAGATAGATATGTATATGAATTTACATAAGGGTGCTAAAACTATAATAACACTAGATCATACCATGCTTGTTAAAAGAGCACCTTATCAGAATAGTAGCTTAGATATGCTATTTGAGTTAGGTGAATTCTTTACACAGACAAAGCGTGAGTATCCATGTTTGTTTGTTGTTATCTCACAATTAAATAGAAACATTGATAACCCTGACAGGGCTGTTGATGGTAAGTATGGTAACTATGTACTTGAGTCAGACATATTTGGCTCAGATGCAATGTTACAACATGCTGATACATTAATTGGTATAAATAGACCAGCAAAACAAAAGATTAGATTCTATGGGCCAGATAGGTATATCATAGAAGATGATAGAACTCTTGTATTACATTTCTTGAAAGCAAGAAACGGTGATGCTAGAATGAGTTTCTTCAAGGCTAAATTTGAACAAATGGAAATAGCTGAGATGAAAACACCTGAACAACAGCAACGGAGATAAACCTATTTATTTTTCTCCCCAGCTGCTAGTTGCACGTTTAAAAATTATTAAATGATAAGTACTAAAAATAAAAGTTATATGTCACCAGATGAAAGAAAAGCAAAAGTTAAAAAGTTGCGTGAGACACACCAAGCGTGGTTTAATGACAACAAGTTAACTGATGCACTATACATACCTAAGATGGCTTACAGGCCACCTGGTAAGGATGAACTGCATGTCAGCTTCTTTCCTAGTGAACTAGAGAAAGATGAAGACGTGTACACTGAATTTGTAAGTATTGATTATGAATCAGAAGACCCAAAAAGGACTTTATATCTACATAAACGTAATTCACATTGGCGTGAAGAATATGAATTAGTAGAGAGTAAGTCTGGTTATCAAAGACATTTGATACCGGTCAGTGAATTAGTAGTGATTAGAGATATCACAGACAATGCAGCAAAAGTTATAGAAGACTTTGCTAACTTGCCTGATCCTGATAATAAAAAAGATCCTACTGTTAAAGATGTGCTTGGAGAGATTAATGCTTCTTTACAAGCTATAAATAAAACAATGTATCACATATTAAATAAAATGAATTAAATGGCACAATCTGTATTAATTATTGCTGACTCAGGCACAGGTAAATCAACAAGTATGAGACACCTAGATCCTAAGTCAACTGTTATAATCAACATTGCTAATAAGCCTTTACCTTTTAAGGGCTGGAAGAGCAAGTATACTGTAATGAACAAAGATAATCCAAAGGGTAATCTTGTAGCTGTTTCATCTGCTGCTGGTATAGGCAAAGCAATGAAACATGTAAATGATAATATGCCTCACATCAAGACATTAGTTGTTGATGACTGGCAATATATGAGTTCTTTTGAATACTTTGATAGAGCAAATGAGAAAGGCTATGATAAGTTCACTCAAATAGCGGCTAACCTTGCACAAATAGCAAAGATGCCTAAAGATATGAGAGATGACCTTACTATATATTTCTTAACTCACTCAGAAGATTCAACTGATATTAATGGTAACCGTAGAGTTAAAGCAAAAACTGTTGGTAAAATGATAGATAATGCATTAACTTTGGAAGGTCTCTTTAGTATTGTCCTATTTGGGAAAGTAGTAAAGGATGACAAAGGTGTATATCATTATGGGTTTGATACCCAAAACAATGGAGAAAACACATGTAAATCTCCAATGGGTATGTTTGAAGATTCATTCATACCAAATGATCTTGCATACGTGAATAAATGCATAGATGAGTATAATAATTAATTAATTAAAATTTAAAGAAAGTATGTTAAGTACAAAAGACATGTCCGCTGGAAGCGGCAGAGTAAAACCAGTAATGGGTTCAGGTAACAATGTTATCAGAATCAACAGTGTAACATTTGATGTTACTCCATATGATGCAGATGCATATAATATTGTATTACATGTAGAAGGTAAACCAGAAGAAGGAGAATTCCAAGGTTTCTTGAAAGATGTAGCTAATCCAGAAGGCCCAAGATATGAAGGTCAAGTTGGTAGAATTAGATTTGCTCCATATCCATACAAGGATACTACATTACCAAGTGGTGTAGAAATATCTAGAGATAATGAAGTACTTAAAGCTATGATTTATCTTAGTGAAGTACTAAATAAAAGAGATGCTTTAGATAAGATTGAGGCAAATACCATAGAAGACTTTATGGTTGAGTGCAATAAGTTATTCTCTAACAGTGAGTTCTTTAATGCTTGTATTGGCGGTAGAGAGTGGGAAAACAAAGACGGTTATGTAAACCTAGATCTGTTCTTACCACGTATGTCAAAAGATGGGATACCATTAGAAGCTCTAAATAAAGAGAACAGCAGACTACTAACATTCAATGAAAAGGATCACTTGAGAAGAATTCAAAAGAAAGAAAGTTCTTCTACAGGTAGTTTTGAGCCAGCAAAGACAACAGTAAATGCTGGTGATGACTTTGATTTGTAAATATTAATAATGATAAGGGGTGGTTTTCGTGGTTGACTTCCACCCTTTTGATTTATTTATTATATTTATAGAATGCTAAATACAAAAAACTTAGTATCAAGAGAATCAAATGTACCTAGTTATTGGGTATTCCAACACTATCTAACACTATCAGAAACACTTACGGGTCAAGACATTAAAATTAAATCTGTATTTAATCCTACTGAGAGAACACCATCAATGTGTATCTTTGTAGACAAATCTATAATGCAGTATAAATTTAAATGCTTTTCTACTGGTAAGTATGGAAGTAAGATAGATCTTGTGAAAGAATTGTTTAGTATAGATTATTCACAAGCAGTAACCCGGATAGTAGAAGACTATAATAAATATGCTAAGACAAACGGATCTGGTAAAACAGATTTTAAAATAGCTGCAAAATGGAAAGTTGACTTTATAAAAGAAAGAAGTTGGTTTGACATTGACGCTGAATATTGGCTAGCATATAATATTGGCAGTAGTTTATTAAAGGAATATAACGTTAGACCTATAGACTACTACAATATGGTCAAAGAAGATGATGGTGAAATCAAATCATTACAAATTAAAGGTAAACACATGTATGGTTACTTTGATAAAGAAGGTAATATCTATAAGATATATCAACCTCTATCAAAAAGGCATAAGTTTCATAAGGTTAAACCCTATTTACAAGGATATGACCAATTGAAATTCAATCAGCCTTATTTAGTTATATGTTCATCACTTAAAGATGCAATGTGTCTTAAGAGCTTTGGGTTCAAACTTGAAGTAATTGCACCTGACAGTGAGAATACAATAATAAAACCGTATATTGTTGAAAATTTAAAGAAGAAGTATAAGAAAGTAATAACATTGTTTGACAATGATGAAGCAGGCAAAAAAGCTATAGATAAGTATAAAGAGATGTATAACTTAGATGGCTGCTCACTGAATAATTGTAAAGATATTTCAGATGCTGTAAAGCAACACTCTGCACAAACAATTGCACATTCTCTTAGATCTCTTTTAATAACAACCTTAAAACAATAGTTATGAAGTGGTTTATACCAGGTAATGTACCAAGTAGTAAGAACGGAAGAAGATGGACAGGCAAATATTTTATTGCAAGTAAGACTGTAATGAATTATAGAAAGAAAACAAAACAGTATTTTGAACAATATGGTCCTTTGTTTGCAAAGGAACTTGAAAAATACAAACTCCCTGTCAAAATAGCTTTCACTTTTATTAGAGGTACAAGACACAAGTTTGATTATATAAATCCTGCACAAACAATACAGGATGATATGGTTAAGCACGGATGGATTGAAGATGATGATATGAATCATATAGTACCAGTGTTCCCTGAATACAGGTATGACAAAGTAAATCCAGGTGTATTTATAGAAATCTTAAAAGAAGAAGAAGAAAATGTACAATCAAAAGGACATAGAAAAGACAAACATATTAAAGACAGCACTACTTCAAAAGCTAAAAGATCAAGGAATAGCAGAAATACAAATTAATTTCTCTGGTTCTGGTGACAGTGGGGATATAGATGAAGTAGAATATATAGACATGAATGGACTTAGTTCATGGCAACAAGGGTATCAAGGCCCTGAGAATCCAAATGAAACTGAAGATCAAATAAGAGACCTATTCTATGATAAGGTAGATTATGAAGCGTGTAAGCACGGTGACTGGGTAAATAATGAAGGAGGTTATGGTAACTTGACTATAAATACAGATACCGGTTCATTTGAGCTTCAGTATTATCAAAGAACTGTAGAGTCTTATACAAGTGAAGGTGACTCAGTGTTTGATAAATTTGACAACAGTTTTGATGATATACCATTACAATATAAAGTAAGGATGGGTCAGCTGCCTGGTACATACCAGCAGTAGATTTTTTTGTCCTATTTATATTTCTCCCTAGCTGAAATTTGATAATTTATTTATATGGCACACCCGCTACTACACAGCAAGAGTTCTTGCAGGAAGTGGGGTGGACAAACTAGTGACTATGAACCAATACATAATTGGTTTGATGACACTAAAAGATGGTTGGGTCACTCTAATCACCGTATGTTCCGCCACCACTCTGAAGGGATCTTTGAAGCAGAACAAATATTTGGAAAAAGTTTTATCAACTCAGATGGTAAAACAGTATATACAAGATATGTTGGAGAACAACATGTAAAAGAAGATTGCAATGGTTATATACCATCTGCAAAAGAATGGATGACATGTATAATGGGTAATGTCAGACCTAAATGGATGAGAAAAGCCCAACTAATTAATGATTAATGGAAAAAGAAGATTTTAAGAATATACAAGCACTATTGAATGGTGCACCTGATGATTATGAGATTGCATTATCTAATATTAAAAATATGAAACCTCATGAAATCTTTATACTATTACTTGGCAAAGACCTTGTAAGTGAGAAACGCGCTAATTTTATTAAAGAGTTTCCTGCAATAAATTGGCCTGAAGGTAAAGACTTTACTTATAGGGCTTTATATAAAAGATGTAAGAATATGCCACCTAAAGTACAGGAGGTTTTTACAGATATAATATCTAGACAAATATACAATGGATATTTGTGTGAGACATTTGAATTTGTAGAAGAACTAAAAATAGAGATAAAATGGTAAGAGAATATTTATCTAAAGCAATTAAGACACTAATACTTGAGGAGCCCTTTTACGGGCTCTTTATTGTTGGTCTCAATAAAACATATAGAACAGACATACCTACAGCAGGTGTAAGTCAAAATGGTATAGGAGTACAACTAGTAGTAAATCCAGAGTACCTTGAGAATCTTAATGAAGATCAAAGGAAAGGATTACTTAAACATGAAGTTCTTCATATATCATTTGGTCACTTGCTTACAAGGAATCTCTATAGTGATAAGCAATTATTTAATATTGCTGCAGATATAGAGATTAACCAATATATTACAGAACGTTGTTTGCCAGAAGGAGGATTAACATTAAATAGTTTTCCTGAACTTAATTTGCCGGCTAAAGCAGGTACTGATAAGTACTATGAATTATTACAGCAAGCTAAGAAAGATAATACATCTCCATCTCTTGATAATTTATTAGGTCAAATGGATGGTAATAGTCAGTATTGTCATAATACATGGGATGAGTTTGATAATCTACCTGAGTCAGAAAAGAAACTGATTAAGAAACAAGTGGAGCATCAGATAAAAGAAGTGGCACAACAAACAGAAAAGAGAAGAGGAAACATACCAGGAGAATTGGCAGAGTTAATACGTAAATTATTAAATATTACTCCACCTAAATTCAATTGGAAAGCTTATCTAAAAAGATTTGTAGGTAACTCTAGTGTAATATATACTAAGAAGCTTAGAAGGAAGTATAACAAAAGGTATAGTGAAAACCCAGGTTTGAAGATTAAAACTAAAAACCACGTATGTGTTGGTGTAGATACTTCTGGCTCAGTATCAACTAATGAGTTGATAGAATTTATGAATGAAATAAACCACATGCATAAGACGGGTCATAAAATTACAGTGGTACAGTGTGATACACAGATCACATCTATTGAAGACTTTAATCCTAAAAAGGATTGGGGTATTAAAGGTAGAGGAGGGACAGACTTCCAACCGGTGATTGATCACTACAACCAAAGTAATTATACAGCACTAATATATCTAACAGATGGTGAAGCTTATACTCCACAAAACTGTCCTAAGAACGCATTATGGGTTCATAGTAGTCAATGTAGAATAAATGAAGAGTTACCAGGATTAAAAATACAATTAAATTAAAATAAAATGGCAGAAGTAAATTTAAATATAGATGAATTAAAAGGGTTTGTTAATCACATGATAACAAACAATAGACATATAAGAAAAGAAGGTAAGAATCCTGTCTCAGTAGAAATACTTGGTGAATCAGGTATTGGTAAAACTTCTACGGTTATAGAGCTTGCTCAGGATAATAACCTAGACTTTGTAAAATTGAATCTATCACAGATAGAAGAGATAGGTGACCTTGTAGGATTTCCTGTACGTCAGTTCCAAATGTACAAAGAAAAGCAAATACCTGTAAAGAGCAATAGTTCTGATTTACAAATGGTAACAGCAACACAAAGAGCTGGAGGCGCTAGTCTTGCTAACTTAAGTACTACAAACACAGTTACAAAAAAAGTTGGTATGTGGGTAGATGAGTTAGCTGTGCAAGAATATCTTAAGCAAGGTTATATGATGACAGGCAAAAATAGAATGTCTTACTGTGCACCTGAGTGGATTGCTGATAAGAAGAAAGGTGGTATACTATTGCTAGATGACTGGAACCGTGCTGATATGAGGTTTATACAAGCTGTAATGGAGTTGGTTGACAGACAACAATATATATCATGGACATTACCTGAGGACTGGCATATTATATTGACAGCAAATCCAGATAACGGTGATTACATGGTAAATAGTGTTGACCCAGCACAAAAGACTAGATATATTACAGCTAATCTTAAGTATGATATAAATGTATGGGCTAGATGGGCAGAAGAAGCAGGTATAGATACAAGATGTATTAACTTCTTGTTGCTACATCCTGAACTTGTGACACAAGAAACTAATGCAAGATCTATTACAACGTTCTTTAATGCAATATCAAGCTTTGAAAAGTTTGAGGATAACTTAACATTGATACAGTTGATTGGAGAAGGTAGTGTAGGAGACGCATTTGCTTCAATGTTTACAACATTTATTAATAATAAGCTAGATAAACTTGTGACACCAATGGATCTGTTAACTCATGATAATGAAGAATATATTCTTGGAGAGTTAAAAGGCTGTATTGGTAATGGAGACACATATCGTGCTGATATTGCGTCTACATTAGCAACAAGATTTGCAAACTATGCTGTAGTATATTCTAAAGATAATACTATAAATGATAAAGTAACAAATAGAATTGAGTCACTTGTAACAAAAGATTACTTTACTAATGACTTAAAATATCTAATTGTTAGAACCATCTATAATGGTAATAAGCAAAAGTTTAGTAAGCTTATGATGAAACCTGAAGTAATTAAAATGACAATGAAATAATTATGAGTAAATACATTTTTAAAACTGTTCCTAAAAATGTATTAGATCATCACAACTTAGCAGACACTAGTAAATTACACTATGTGTCTGCTTATGGTGATCTAATGCCTGTTTATTTGGCACAGGATCCAACACTAAGAGATACGCTTGTAGAGAAACTTAAAAAATCTAATACAAGTACACTTGTTGGACAGGGATACAAGAAAGCTTTTATAATACCAGACTGTCCTGCAAAACTAGACAGAATGAAAATGGCATTAAAAGAGCATAAAATAACTATAACAAATGATATAGATATTGCAGATGTAATTGTGACACACAACAACTTGTCAGATAGTTATGAAAGCAGTGCAAATATTAATAGTAAAAAACTATTTGCTGCTTTATGGAACTATAATGCATACCATATACCCGGTACAGAAAAAAGCTTGGTTTATCAAACAGATAAAGATCAAGATAAGTATGGTGGTACTTGGTCATGGGATGATGAGGATACAGATAGTATATATGAAATGGATTACTTCACAGGGCTTGGATTAGAATTATCTAAGAAATATGATGAGGCATTTCCATTTGTAGACATAGAAACTGTTCTAGAAGAATCATCAACAAGGCAAACTCTTACAAAAGAATTGCTAGACTTGTTAATATCACAACACCGTGCAGGTGGTGATGATAGAGAATTAGCATTAAAGCTATTACCAACAGTAGATTGTAATAAAAACCATCATTTTCTGTGGGAACTATCTCAACAGATTGGTCATGATATATACTATGAAAGAAGAAACAAAGACCTAGGTTACTGGGTAAGACATAGTAAAGTCAATGACTATATGGATATGAGTGCAGAACAAATGATTATTTGGTTAAAAGAAAATGATTTACTAACTTCAAACTCATTCAGATACTTAGAACCCATTGTAAGAAAAGAGATACAAATTCACAATAGAGAATTATATGTCTTTAAATGTATGGTAAAACCTGAGTTTTCTGAATACTTAAAATTAAATACAAATGAATAAAGCATATGAATTAAAAATTAATAAAGTATCTGATCGTGTACAAATAAAAGGATCAGTTAATAATATTGGCTATTGGATTGGAGAAAAGGTATCATGGAAAGATCCTGTTCACAGTATAGTAAAACTGGATATTGCAAGTGAGCCAGATATGATTGAAATCCAAAATGCTAAACTATATAGATATCCAAAACTTTCATTACCAAGAGTCAAAGTAGAAACTTTGAAAGAAAAGTATGATGTTAAAGTAGTTAGAGACAGTAATAAAGCAGACTATAGTATTGTATCTAACAAGATGATAGAAGATTTACTAACAGTAAGTTGGCGTTCATACTATAATAAAGAACTACTTGGTTTATTTATTAAGTGTCTTGATGTATTCAAAGATAAAGATATGTATTCAAATCAGTTTTATGATAATATAAAGTCCTTCTATGAAAACATTGAGGATAATGATAGAATAGATATTAACGTTAGCCTAGGATGGAATAATGATAATACTCATTTAGAAACATTTTCTCAAGCTTGGGATAAAGCATATCAACAATACTACAAAGGAATAGAAAGAACATATCACTCTGATGTAATATTAGCAAATGAAAATGTAAGCGCATTTCAAAATTTACAAAAGGAAAAGCTAGTATTAGATAAGTGTATTAATAGAATATGTAATGAAGATGCTCATGTAATAACTGAAGATGAAGTTATTACTACAATGCAGATGATAAATTCTGGAGATGAAACATCTCGTTCATTAGCTGTTGAGATGCTTGCAAATTGTAATGTTGAGGAGTGCTTTGATAAAGTTGCTTACATGTGGACATTTGGTTATGATACAATTAGGTATGCTACAAACTGGAATACTGTAAATGTGAAAGCATTGAAAGAACGTATGCTAGATGTTACACCTCAGCAGAGTCAGATACATCAAATATACATGTATGAACATTTAATAAGGGCTCTTATAAAAGAACAATCTTTTACAGAATGGGCTTGGAATAAATTACAAGAGGATATATACAATAATGTTATTAAGAGTTATGGTTTGTCTAATAAGAACAAAGATCATGATAACGTTATAGATATAAATATTGCTGATATAAAACTATCAGATAAATATTCAAGCTGTATTGTAAAAGAAGAATCAGGTAAAGAAATCTTAGATGAGATTACTCAGCCTGATGGATTTGATGATTTACCATTTTAATTATGGGAGATCTAGGACATTTTGGAACTAACGCTAGAGAGCTTGAGCGCAAGAGTATCATAGATGAAATTCTTAAGCTTAAGGCTCTACCGTATAGTTCAAAGAGAAAACTTGAAATACAGAAACTTCAACAAAAATTAAATAATTATGACCGAAGAGGATAAAAAATACAGACAGGGTAGAAGAAAAGAGCAAGTAGAAGGCCATGCTAAAGCAGCAATGCTTGGTATAGTAGGTATAGTATTAATATTGTTTATTATAGGATTATCACAATGATAGTAGATAAACAAAAAGAAGAAGAGTTTTTTAGTAAAGACTTTAACTTCAGTTATTCATCACTGAATAGGCTGCTATTTTCTCCATCTTTGTTCTACAAAGACTATATATTAAAAGAAAAAGAAATTAGGTTAGATAAGCATCTTGTAGAGGGTAGTGTAATACACTGCCTTCTATTTGAAGCTGATAAACTAAAAGAAAAGTTCAAGATTGTACCTGGTAAAACACCATCAGATAGTGTAAAGAAAGTATTATATAATATGCTACAATACACAGATGCTGTATCACTAGATAAAGTTGAGGACTTTGTTATACTTGATTCTCTTAAAGAGATTAACCTTTATCAGAGTCTCAAGAAAGATGAGCAGAGAATTGCTAAAATAAGAACATCAGATAACTCAGACTATTGGGCATTCATGATGAATGATATCAAAAATATTATTGATCTTGACACGCTTAATAAATGTAAAGATAGAGTTGAGCTACTAAATAACAATGAAGAAGTTAAAACAGCATTGGCTCAAAAACAATCAGACTTTGAACTAGATCCCATTACAACTCATGCAGAAGCATATTTGAAATGTGAACTTGCAAATTATGATTTTGGATTACATGGGTACATTGACTTTTATGAAGTAAATGATGACACAAAAGAAGTAACTATATATGATTTAAAAACTACATCAAAAAGTATCACGGATTTTAAAGATACTGTAGAGTATTATAACTATTGGTTACAGGCGGCTGTATATAGCAAGCTTGTGTTTGAAAATTTACCAGAAGAAAAGAAAGATTATACTATTAGATTTAGATTTATTGTAATAGATAGTTATGATCAAGTGTATATTTTTAATGTATCTATTGAGTCTATGTCAAGCTGGATGGATGACTTATTTAATGCTTTAGAAGCTGCAAAACACCATTTTGACACCAAAAACTTTAATTTACCTTATGAATTCTTAATAAGAAGGGTTAATTTATAGTATGAAGAGTGTTTATACAGAGTATTTTCAAAAAAGTAAGGTCTTTCTATACCCACTACTACGTTTAAAGAAAGGAATTGACTATGTTCCTGCAGAAACGTACTGTTTTTGGGATGAAATATATGACCATACTGACTATAAATTTATTTGTCTATATAAAACTAAATATAATACTAGCTTTCAAGACTTTCAAATAAAACATTTACCATTATTAAATAATAAAATGGAACATTATGATTTGGGAGAAGAACAAATTATAATATTTGACATGAAAGACTTTAGACATGACTATGATAAATTTATAGAAGGGAGATACTCTGCATTCGGTGTAGACAGTAAGATAGCTATCCTTGATTACTTTGGTGGTCAAGGAAAGATATCATCATATGTTCAATCTTTTTTAAGCCCTGATGAAGATTTACATAAATTATATTCTGAATTTTTTAATGTTGACTTTGAGCTTATACAAGAAGTACACGAGTTATGTAGTGCTCCTGATAAAATAAAAGAAACACTTTATTATTCATATCCTATGAAAATAGATTTGCATAATTTCAAAAATTCATTATCTTTGGGAAAATAATCAAATATGAGTATAGGTAAAAACATGATGCTTGTTAACTCTTCTTTTAGAGGAGCTAAGAGTTTTAATTTAATTCCTGTGAGCAAAGAAGCTCCGTATATTGAAGCCATGTTTGACCCATCATCTGGTATTCTAGCATGTATTGGTGTGAATAATAAACAATCATTCCATATGGTGCCAAGATTAAATGATGACGGTCAACCAATGAGGCTTAAGGTTCCTAATAAAGCAACCGGTAAAACTGTTAAAGAACAAAGAGTAAGTCAACAAACCTATTCTGAGTACTATGTAGCTGAAAAAAATGATATTGAAAATTTCATAAACATTTTTGCAATCAATGCAGATACATTTGATTATAAACAGTTTATTGATGTTGATATTAAAAAAACGGAAACATCTAAAATTATATTACCAGGACAGTAGTGGGTCCAATTACTACTATCCTTAAAAAAAGAAGCCTATTGACGTAGGCTTTTTTTGGCTATAACAATTACATATGCATATGAAACATTGGGTAATGGACTATGAAACCCTATCAAACTGCTTTGTTGCAGTATTTAAACACTATAAAACTGAAGAGCAAAAGGTGTTTGTAATACATGAACTGAGAGATGATAGAGATGCTTTCATTGAGTTCTTAATACAAAATATAAATAATAGAGAGTGGCACATTTCATTCAATGGCCTTGCCTTTGATGCACAGGTCACTCATTATATAATAGATAATCATAAGGATTGGAGACACGGAACTGCTGATGAAGTTGCAAGAGCCATATATAGATATGCACAAAAAACTATAACTGCTGCAAACAACAAACAGTTTTCAGAATATCCAATATGGAAAATGGTTATAGGGCAGATAGATATATTTAAAATGCATCACTGGGATAATCCTGCTAAGCGCTCTAGCTTGAAGTGGATTCAGTACAGTATGGATTGGCAAAATATTCTTGATATGCCTTTGTCTCATGAGACAGAAATAGAGACGCAAGAACAACTTGACACTATAATAGAATACTGTATAAATGATGTTGAGTCAACTAAAGAAATCTTTAATAGATCTAAATCTTTAGTAAGTTTACGTAAAACATTGACAAAAGAGTATGGTATTAATCTATTTAGCGCATCAGAACCAAGAATAAGTAAAGAACTATTTGGTTATTACTTATCTAGACTATTAAATATACCTAAAGGTGAATTAAAAAAGATGAGAACTTATAGAGAAACTATAAAGTTCAAAGATATAATATTGCCTTATGTTAATTTTAAGTCTGCTGAGTTTAATGTTCTATTAGATAGATTTAAACATGTTGAACTAGACCCATCTAACTTAAGAGGTGGTTTCAAGTACAACATAAACTATAAAGGGGTCAACACACACTTTGGTTTAGGTGGTGCACATGGTGCACGTCAACCTGGGGTGTATGAATCAGATGAAGAACATATAATTATGTCTTCAGATGTTACATCATTCTACCCGAATCTTGTAATCAAGAACAAATGGTCACCAGGACACTTCCCTGCGGATGAGTTTTGTGACCAGTATGAATGGTTCTTCAAAGAAAGAAAGAAGATACCTAAGAGTAATCCTATGAACTATGTTTATAAGATTATATTAAACTCAACATTTGGCTTGAGTAATGATATAAACAGTTTCTTTTATGATCCTGAGCTTTGTATGAAGATTACAGTAAATGGTCAACTAACGTTGATGATGCTGTATGAAATGATTATGGAAGCTATACCTGGGTCAATATCATTACTACAGAATACAGATGGTATAGAGATTAGAATACCAAGAGAACAAAAACAAAAGTATCTTGAGGTATGTGCAGAATGGGAAGAGATAACAAATCTACAACTTGAGCATGATGAGTATCAAAAGTTAGTACTTGGTGATGTAAATAATTACATTGGGTTAAACAGCTTTATACAAGTACCTATTGATACATATAGAAGCATTAAACAAAAGAGTCCACATTATCTATTTAAAGTAGATAAAGATAAATTCTACTATGCTCCTACAAAGCTCAAGGGTAGATTTGATTTTCACAACTTAATGTTGCATAAAAATAAATCTAAACTTATTATACCAAAAGCTATCTACTATTACTTTATATATGATATGTTACCAGAAGAATACTTGAATCAAAATAAAAACATCCTTGACTACTGCATAGGTGGTAAGTCAAAAGGTGATTGGCAACAAGTTTCTAGAACAATAGTTAATGGTGAATTTCATGAAGAAAAGTTACAGAAGATAAATAGATATTATATATCAAAGACCGGTGTCAAGATTATAAAAGTAAATAAGAATGACAATAGAGAAATACAATTAGAGTCCGGTAAATGGTTACAAACTATCTATAATAAGATGGAAATAGAACCTAAATGGGAAAATTATAATATCAATAAATCTTATTATCTATCTGCTATAGAGCAAGAGATAAATAATATTCTTAAGGTATCAACAAGCCAGTTAGAATTATTTTAATTATGAGTAAATACAAAGGACAGAAGTTCTTTAATGTTTGGTACATTCCGCATGATAAAATGTGGAGTGAACCAAACCCATCACTGTATAAAAAGTGGATGGGCGTTTGGGCACCCAATAAAAAGTCAGCTACAAAACAAGCTGAGGAAGACGGGTTTGTCAAATGGATTGAAGAAGAAAAACTAAATATTGAAAAATGATTAAGGTTCAAACAACAAAAACTCTAACCACAAAACCTAATAACAATAGTGCAAATTGCATAGCCCCTAATGTAATCTACGGATGCATGGGTGGCTGTGTGAACACTTATTGTTATATGGCTAGATATAACGGTAAAAGAGTATACGTAAATAAAAACGTTGATCAAATATTCAAGTCTGTTGTTGAATGGGAAAAGACATTTGTAAAAGTCCCAGACCAACAAGACCCTATATATACAATGGTAGATGTTGCTTGTAACACAGATTTAGTTCTGATGCAAAGACATATGCCAGAGCCTTTACATGATTATCTTAAGCGCTATGATGATCATCCTCAACTTAATAGTACAATGGCTACAAAGTATCCTAATCTCCTTAAACTGGATGTTAATCACTTTAATAAGAAACCCAGGGTAAGGGTAAGTCTAATGCCTCAGATATATTCTGATATACTTGAACCAAAGATGCAGAAAATATCAGGTAGAATAGTAGATATAGACCGGTTAAAAGACTTAGGATGGGAAGTCCACTGTAATTATAGTCCATTAATATTCTATCCAGGATGGAAAGAAGAGTACAATACACTATTTCGTGTAGTAAAAGAGATTGCTGGAGTTAATAAGTGTGAGGTAATAGCATTAACTAATCACAGAAACCAAATGGCTAAGGCTACACCAGAAGCTCAAGAACTAATGAGAAGATCTTCTGAAATAAAAAATCACTCAGGTGTTATGAGGTATCCAATACAACATAAAACCAGATTGTTATCAGAATTTAAGGAGATTTACAAAAAATATTTTCCATTAAACACAATAAGATATATATTTTAGTTTGTTGGCTCAGTATTTTTTATTATATTTACACTTTAAAAGTTTATAAATTATGGGATACACAAAACCAAAAGAGACTACCAGACAATATCTGGAGTCACAACCTTTACCAACACATGGTAAAAGCTATACAGTCATACCCCACGCTAGGGTAATTGACACAACACTTAAACTGTTGAATGACAGTGGATTTAGTGTAACAAAAGAGATGTACAGAGCTAATATGAATGCAAATGTAGCACAGGGTATATACCACATTACTCCTCTAGCTACATCAGATGAAAAGGTCAGTAAAGAAACTGAACTAGGGATGATGTTTGCTTGGACTAACTCATATGATAAGTCTACAAGATTTCAGTGCTCTATTGGAGGATACGTTATGGTATGCTACAATGGTACATGTAGTGGAGATCTTGCAAACTTTGCACGTAAACACACAGGTTCAGCAGACATTGATATAAATACTCAGATATCAAGCCAGATAAAAAGAGCTGAGTTAATATTTAGAAAGATTATAGATGACAGAGACTTCTTAAGAAATACAGATATGTCTATGGAAGCACAAGCAAAAATGCTTGGTATGCTTTACTGTGATTTAGAACTTCTAGATAATACACAAATGAGTATTGCTAAGTCTGAGATGGATAAGCCCTCTTTTAATTACAACTGTAATCCTGAGACGGCATGGACTTTCTATAATCATGTTACACATGCATTAAAAAAGAGTCATCCACGTACATGGTTAAAAGATACACAGAGATTTCATGATTACATTACCTCTTTACTTAAAGGTAATAATATAAACACTGAAAAAACTCCAGTATTATACAATCCTAACAATAAGATATCAGAAATGCAAATAGATGATACTGATTGGTTAGAGATACCAAATACTGTAGATGTAGATATTGTGCAGAACAGAGTGGAAAACATGCTTAGATGACATGGGAAATTGTAATTAGCGTTATAATTTTATATGTTTGTTTAAGCTTGGTCTTTTCAGACAAGTGGCACAAGTATTAGAGTTTGAAGGGGTGTAACCAGCTGGAGTAAGTCATAATTGATTATAATTAGTCCAACACCCCTTTTACTCTTTAATTTAAATAGCTTATGAAATATTTATTACTTATTGTGTTTGCAGGTATTTTTACTTGTGGGCCCAAATATGATATTAATAAAGACCCCGAGGTCTTAGATTGGTATATAGATGATAATGATACCATTATATATAGAAAAGAAGATTCTATTAGAGATGCCCGTGATAGATGGGAGTATCATAGAAGTCTTGCACATGATAGTTTATGGGAATGAAAAAAATAAAAGAATATTTATATGGCTTAGCCATGCAATCACCATTGCGTAAATGGGCCTTGTCTTTGACAGGCTGGAAGTGGTGGTTTTATCAGATAGTAGTTTGTGGTATCATATTCCTAATAATGGAATGGTTACTTAATAAAATTGGAATGACAATGTTACCTTGGAAATAATATGAATGCAAAACAAAGAAAAGAACGCCCTGTATATACAGGAGTGTTAAAGTATTTCCCTGATGCAATAATGGAGGTTGCTAAAGTTTCCTTAGCTGGGAACCAACAGCACCATCCAGATAAACCTTTGCATTGGGACAGAGCTAAAAGCACAGATGAACTTGATGCACTAGCTCGCCACCTTATAGATGCAGGTAAAATTGATGATGATGGTCAACGTCACTCAGCCAAAGTTGCCTGGAGAGCTCTAGCTAATCTACAGAAAGAGATTGAGGCTGAGAGAGATCAAACAAAAAAAGATTACAAGATTCAGCCAGGAGATGCTGGAACTGAAAGTGCTTATATAATATAATAAAAAAGGGCCCATGAAGGCCCTTCTTACAAGAGTATTAGTTATTCCGTTAATTTCTACTCTCTATCCCCAAGCTGGTGGAACCGGTGCCGGTTCTCCATCTCTTCTTGAATGTTTATTATTCATAGTTATTTATTTTAGAATGTTGATAATGCGGCTCTTTTCCATGTATTAGTTGCAGTGCACACATAAATATGTCCTGCATCTATTCTTATTTGACCTGGAGTCCCTGCTGCAGTTGCACTAGATGGCGCTGCATTTAATGCATTAAGATTAAACTCTTTAGCATTAACGGATCCTGCAGTGTCTAAAGGTAAATCTGCTTCATTATGTATAAACTGTGCTGTCCCTGTTGCTGTTCCATTATACTTATGATAGATACCTTTGTAATTTACCAATGTCTCACTATCCTTTTTATAGTTAAGGTATATCTGATATGCATCATTTATTGTAGCTGCTGCATTAAGATCTATCTCGTAGTATCCAGAATAAACATTATTAATATTATTGTCTGCATTACCTATATTAATAGTGTTATGGTGAGCAATTATGAAAGCAGTAGTATCCGTACCTGTTCCTTTTATAGAGACTTGATTACTATGACCGTATAGACTACTTACTTGTTTATTACCAACACCGTCCATCTCTGCAATATTGATCTGGCCAATAACAAAGTAGGCATTACCACTTCCCTTAAATTCACTCTTAACCTGTTGTGCAACAAGTTGAGGAAATCCACCTGAGTATGCAGTTTCAACTTCTAAACTAGCCATTCGTAAGTACTGATTCGTACCACTTGCCTGAGAACCGTGAAACTGAACTTTCTCGTTAAGTGCTATCTGGATACTGTTATCACTCGTTCTCTTTGCAAACGTAACTAATGACGTATTCTCTACTGGATTAAACTGTGCTGTTGAATCACCTATAACTCGTAATCTATTAAAGTCTGAAGCTGTTTCTAGTACATTTGCAACTGCACTCGCTAGATCTGTAACTCTAACTAACTTTGCTTCTGGATTGTGTACAGGAGTTCCTGGTCTGTTTCCTTTATCAATACCAATCGGTATATAATCTTTAGCTTTTGGTACGCCACCAGTAACAAACTGATTTTTGTTAAACATGCTGGCTAAATCTTGAAATATATTCATTTTATTATTTTTAAATTGTTTATCCTGCTGATACTTTTAATGTACCATTATCATTCCATAGTACTCCTTTTGAGACAGGGTCACTTGTAGGTAAGTCCTGCATTACTACTCTTCCGTCAGTAACTTTTAAGTTTGAAAATCTACCTTGACTTTCTATTTCATCTTGAAAGAATAACTCATATTTTCCTGATACTTGCGCTGAAGAATTTCCTGAGAATACATAATCACATCCTGCTGTATATGTCTGTCCACTATTTTGAAACTTTGCAAATGTTGTGTCTTTACCTGCCCAAAGTAAGTTAAATGGAGGTCTGCCCATTGTACTTGAAGTTAAAGTAGTATCTCTAAAATATACATATACTGTTGATGGTAATACTACATCATCCATGGCAGCATTTGGTGCACTATTTCGTGCATCAATAACTCTTAACCCTAAAGTACCATTTCCTGGTGATGATCCATTACCGTCTATCTTTATACTTACTGGTAGTCTAAGAGACTTTAAAGTTCCTATGTCAGTTGTATATATTTGCAAATTGGTGCTAAGAAAACTTGAGCCACTATAATTAGCTTTATTTATATCAGCTGTACTTGGTTCTACATTTACTCTAAGACCTGATCCTTGGCTACCTGGTATGCCCAAACCTGCATCATAACCTGAATCTACTGCTGGAGAATATTGCTCAGCATATAAATTCCAAGGTAATCCACCTTTAGTTCCTGCTGCAGCACTTTGCCTTTTAAAGAAAATATCTTGTGGACCATTATATGTTTGATTAATATCAGGTGATCCTGTTGTCTTGTTAGTAATATGAATTGATATGTTATATCTATTACCTGTGTCACTACTATCTGAACCAAAATAATCTATTGTACTATGCATGCATGATTCTGTACTTTCTAAAGTAGGACCAATTTTCATAAATCCATTTTCTACAAAGACTTGATCAGCAGCCCAGCCATCTGGCATATTTTTAAACTTCAATTCTGTTTTACCAGCTGATGTGTACTGCATGCTTACTTCTTGAGATGGTCCCATCAAAAGCTTAGAAGTATTAGTAAATGTAATGTCATCATTAGCACTAATTGCTATATCGGTTCCACCTGTGGTGTTACCAACTGCTAGTATCTCAGCTAAAGTATCTTGGGTAAGAAGTTGAGTATCTACGTATGCCTTAATAGATTGTTGAGTTGCTAAGTGAGTGGCAGAATTACTAACCATATTATCCTCATCTTTAATTGCTGTTCCACTTATTGCTGGAGCATCTAATTTTATTCCTCCTGTACCAGTTGAATGAATATAAGTATAATCACCTTCAGCAATATGATAAATAAGTAATTTATTTCCATCACCAAACTTAGCCTTAATATTGTTTTTATACTGTATATCTTTTGTAGCTACAGAGTAACCTAATCCACTATCAACTCTAAAGTACTCATTTTGGCCAGAACCTTTAAGTTTTACATCTCCTTCTGATCTAAGAGTTAAATCGCTGTTTCTATCATTATGTATTTCTAGTTCACCAGAGGTTTTATTTTCAATTAATATACCACCTTTACTCTCTATACTTAGACCACCAGATCCTGCTTTAATATTAGCTCCACTGTCGTGGTATATTTCAAGATCAAGGCTATTAGAATTTGAAGAGTTACCAAAAATTAAACGTGAATGCTCAGGAAATTGTGTATATACATCAGGATTACCTGTAACAGCCATTGAGCTATTCAAATAAAAATATGTAGTGGAGCTTGAATCACCATCACCATTGTCACCTTGGAATATTAAATCTCTACCATCATCTTTATGTCTTATAATTAAGTTACCTGCACCGTTAAATCCTCCACCTTCAATGTAACTATTACTGCCGTCATGATATATTTGTAAATCACCGCCTGCACCAAATTTAGCTTTACTTGTATCTGAAAAAGTAACATCATCTCCTGCAGTAACTACTATGTCTTTACCTTCTGTAGTATTTCCTACAACAAGAACTTCTTTTAAAGGCTGATCTGTAAAGTCTTTGATTTTTTTCATGGTAACAATCTTGACTTCTGGATATTTAATAATTGAGCCAGGTCTATTACCTTTATCTATTCCTACTGCTAGATAATCTTTAGCTTTCAAAGCACCATTTATAAATTGGTTCTTTGTAAACATTTGTGTGAAATCTTGGAAAAAATTCATTTTTTATTATTTTACCATTTTACTCTATTAGCCCAATATGCAGCTGACATTTTACCTTTAGCAATATTTTTAGCATGTCTTGCTTTAAAGCTTTTACGTCTAGCATTAGATTTGGAATCCTTTTTTTTACCTGCTGTACTAACACCTTGTTGTCCAAAGCGTATAGTTTTAACTTTGTCTCCTACCTTAGCTACCACAATATGTGACTTAGTTTTATGACCAGGAGTTCTTTTAGGTTTATTATAACCTGAAACACCTGCTCTTTTTAATCTTGAGTCTTTTTTTGCAGCCATTATTTACCTACTTTTTTCTGTGCTATTTTATGTGATGCACCAAATGATTTACCTTTTTTCATTGCATCTACCATCATCTTAATATGTTTCTTAGTATGATGTACAGAATGTTTTTTAAGTGTAGTGGCTTGTCTGCTTGTAAGACCTTTTGTAGCTACTCCTTTAACAGATACTGGGCCACCCTTTTTATATAGTGACTTAGCCATAGGCTTTGCTGCTTTTGCTTTAGTTTTTTTCTTTAGTGCCATATCTATCTTTTTTTACCTTTATGCAATCCATGCCTTGCATGTTGTTTACCTTTTTTAGTTGCAGCTCTTTTCTTTTTATTAGCAGCTGCTAGCTTAGATCTACCTTTCTTAGTAGACTTAAGTTTCTTTATTGTCTTTGACGGAGCATAAACTTCTCCAGTCTCTGAACTTTTTTTACCAGAGGGGGTTCTCCACTTTTGCTTTGTCCACCTTTTAAGACTCTTCTGTCTTTTTGTTAATCCCATTCTACGTCAAAATTTTTCTCTAAAGTTTCTAACTTATCTAAGGCATCACACAACACTTCAAATGCTTCATCTATATTCTTATAGAAGTCACCAGTAGAGTGATCTCCAATACCAACTGCATTATTACCTAGTAGTTCTAAACTTAAAAGCGCTTTAGCTTTATCAGCTTCAGCTTTGGTTTTTATATAAGTATATACTTCTTTAGATATATTCATTTATTTTTTAAAATTTGTAAACTTAAATGTTTCTCCAGTAATAGCAAGCTTATCAATTACCTCTGTTTGAAGGTCTCTTAATAAGAGCTCTAATTTATCTTTTTCAATTACCATAGCTGAAACTCTATCCTCTAAGGCTTCATTTTTAGCTTTAAGTGCTTGTACTTCTTCAGGATTCTTACCTATAAAAGTATAGATAACAACTGATAGTGAGCCAACAAGCATACCAACAATAACTTTAAATATATCATTATTAGTATCTGGTATTTCAAAGAAAGCTAAAAATAGTAAAAGACCCATTACAAGTAAAAATACTGTAGCAGCTCCTAAATATCCTCTTAATTCTTTATCTTTTAACATGTTATTTATTTTTAATTGATTGAAATTTTTCTGCCCCACGGCTACCAAAATATGCTACATAAACAGTTACTAAAAGTGTCTGAAGCAAATCTACCCAACCGGTAGATACACTAAAGCTCCACTCAAAACTATCTAGTAAAATTAATAAAACCATTGACAATGTCAAAAATATTAGACTCATAGGTCTAGTATTCTTGCTGAGCCAAGAATCAGACTTCATATCTGAATCCCAACGCTTACTTACTTCTTGCATTTCTATCATGTCAAGTTCAAGCAGTTTCATTGCCTTTTCTTTATCTTCTGGTGGTAGAACAGTAGCTGGTTCTTTTGCAATCAGCCCTTTTACTACGCCTAATACTCCTGCGTCAGGCAGAACATCTCCAACAATACCTAGTATTCCAGGTACTTTGTCAGTTAAGAACTGTCCAACTTTAGTATCTTTAAATTTTTTCTTAGGTTTTGACATTATTTCTTTTTTCCTCTGTAACCTCCACCGGCAGCTTTATATCTTTTAGCTAGCATTTGAGCTTTACGTGCTGACCATTGTCCTGGTCTTCCGCCTTTGCTTCCGGCTTTGATTGAATTAAACAATCTTTTACGCATTGTTGGCTTTGTGTAATTACCTGATGCGTTAACTGTACTTTTCTTTTTCTTTGCTGGCATGACTTTTAATTTTATGTTACTTCTTCAGTAGTTAATACTCCTGTATCATTTACTATAATCTTCCAGATTTTATTATTAGGTGATTTTAATCTTACTTCAGTTGCATATTGAAAGTCTATAAGCTCACTATTGGCAGTGAATACACCGCCACTACCAGTAGCTTTAATAGATTTAAATTGCAATGTCTCACCATTCTTGCCAGCAAATAACCCTAATCCCGTACTTGTAGACAAGTTTGCTGCAGCGTTTGGTTCACCTGTAGTGGTGATGTCTATATAATCACCGTTCTCTGTGATTGTAGTGTTAACTGATAGGGACTTGAGTTTACGCAAATTTACTGTGCATGTTTGCGGATCTGTGGTTGTAACGGTATCCTTGTATACGCCAGCTGTATTGCCAACAACACTTGTAGGAACATTTACATAAGTACAAATCTGTGCAGGTATTTTTAAGTCCTTGAGTTTGATTACTTTAACAGCTTTGTATGGGATAGGAGATGCAATGCCTAACATGTCTGGTTGTTCATGAACACCTATAGCAATTACATCATTGTCTGCTGCGGAACTTGCATATTTGTCCTGCTTGATTAAACTAAGTATATCAGTTAATATATTCATAGTAAATTATTTTCCAGAATAAGTGCGTGCTTGAGTCTGCCCACCTATCTGGTATTTATTTTTTACTTTTTTTTTTTACCTTTTTTCTTTTTGACTGAACCACCATAACCATACTCATAGTCTCCGCCTTTTCCCATTTTCATGAGATCTTCATTCATTACGGCTCCTGTCCCACCCATCTGCATTTTCATTTCAACTAAGTCTGGATTGCTTGGTCCGCCCGTTTGCATTCCTGGAAGAATTTTTTCTACTGGTCCGCCTGCTTGTTTGTAGCCCATGCTTTTAAGTTTGTCAAATAAAGCTTGTGCTGCTTTTGGATTTTTAGTTCCTGGCATAATTTCTAATTTTTAATTGTTATACATATTTATCTACCTTGACCTCTATACGCTTTAAAATATAGTTTGCTTCCTTTAGATTTAGACTGTTTAGTCTTACTATGGATGCCCGGTCTTTTCTTTTTACTAGGCTTAACGTATGGTTTGTAAATTACCTTAGCCATTTTTCTTTGGTCTACCTCTACGCTTTTTACCTGTAACGGCATCATCTAGATCACCTATCTGATTGCCTACCTCTTTAATGGCATCTGCTACGTCTGCAAGTTCTTGTGCAGTAAGCTTATACCTTTTCTTTATTTCTTTAACAGTGGCTACTGCTTTTTCATCTATGTCAGTTTTTGACCATACCCAGTTCCACCCTTTTTTCAAAGAGAAGTTCCATATGCCACTCATGATTTTCTTAAACATAATTAAATTGTTTATTGGTTATATAATTAATATACAAAAATTATGTCGTTATTACAATTAACAGTATATTTGTTTAGGCTTTGCCCTTTATTTAATATACAAAAAAACCAAAATTAAATGAACACAATTTCTAAAAATGAAAACAGACTAGGAGTACATTGTAATGTGCTACCTACAGAAACCCTATTAGGGTTCAAAACAATCAATTGTACTATCAAATGTGAAGATGAAAAATTCAGACCTTTCTATGGTTTAGAAATAGGATTTTTATTTTTCACAATACAGATTACATATGTTGATTGGAAAGTGTAGAAAAAATTTGTAAGGCATAATTTATTTTTATAAATTATATTAGTGAATAGTCCAGAAGTATGTAGTATTCTAACTGCATGCTTCTTTTTGTCTACATCCCTTAAACTTAATATTATGAATGGAAACATCTTTAAACCTAGAACAAATATACTGCCTTATGAATACCCTCAACTATTAGCATATAAAGATGCTATTAGACACTCCTATTGGATTGATACAGAATTTAATTTTACTGAAGACATACAGGACTTTAAAGTAAATATTAATGATCAAGAACGTGAAGTTATTAAAAAAACCATGTTAGCAATAGCACAGATAGAAGTTAATGTAAAAACTTTTTGGGGTGACTTATATAAAAGAATGCCTATTACAGAAATAGGTGACGTAGGATTTACATTTGCAGAGTCAGAAGTAAGACACAAAGATGCATATGCAAGACTGCTTAGAATCCTAGGATTAGAAAATGAATTTAAAAATGTGGTAGAAATACCAGCTATAGAGGGAAGAATTAAGTACCTAAAAAAATACTTAGATGGTACAAGATCTAGAGATGACAAGATGTATACTAAGTCTGTACTGTTATTCTCTTTATTTATAGAGCACGTTAGTTTGTTTAGCCAGTTTCTTATCATGATGTCTTTTAATAAAGAAAAGAGTATACTTAAAGGCATATCAAATGTAGTTGAAGCAACTAGTAAAGAAGAAGACATACACGGTAACTTTGGTGCTGAGATTATTAATATTATTAAAAAAGAAAATCCAGAGTGGTTTGATGAAGAGTTTCAGAATCTTATACATTCAGCATGCAGAAAAGCATACACAGCAGAGTGTGGTATCTTAGACTGGATCTTTGAATCAGGAGAACTAAACTTTCTACCCAAAGATGTAATTAAAAACTTTATCAAAAATAGATTTAACAATTCACTCAAGAAAATAGGAATGCCTGCTTTGTTTGATATAGATAGAGAAATGCTACAACATACAAAATGGTTTGAGGTAGAAATGAAATCTACAAAAGAAGGTGACTTTTTCTATAAGAAGCAAATTGATTACAATAAGAAAAGTAAGAGTATAACAGTAAATGATTTATTCTAAAAATGAAAGATCAACAACAAAACGGAAACACCCAGTTAAATCTTGAAAGAAATAATCATAATGATAGAGTTAATAGAAAAAAATTTCTAGGATCAACTCCAAGAGTATATTGGAATAATTCAAGAAGATTTAGAACAATTTAAATAAACCAACATGGAATACAGCAAATACTATTGGCTTAATGAAGACAGCCGCAAGTTTTTATCAAGAGGATATATAACAGAATCACCAGAACAAAGAATAAAAGATATAGCTAATACTGCAGAAAAGTATTTACATATGCCAGGCTTTGCTCAGAAGTTTGAGCATTATATGTCTTTGGGATATTATAGTTTATCTACACCTGTATGGATTAACTTTGGTAAACAAAAAGGATTACCTATAAGTTGTTATGGATCTAACATAGATGATAATTTAGATAGTATACTTAATGCTGGAAGAGAGGTTGGTATGATGTCTAAGTATGGAGGAGGGACTAGTGTATTTTTAGGAAACATTAGACCTAGAGGTTCTGAAATATCCACAGGAGGTTTAGCTGATGGGCCTGTACACTATGCCAAGATATATGATACTGTAGTAGATGTGTGTAAACAATCTGAGGCAAGACGTGGTGCTTGTGCAGCATACTTACCCATTGAACATCCAGATGCCGCAGACTTCCTAGATATTGGAACTGAGGGAAATCCAATACAAAACTTACAGTATGGTATAACAGTCACTGATAAATGGCTCAATGAGATGAAGGAAGGTGATTTAGATAAACGTGCACTATGGGCTAAAGTAATTCAAAGAAGAAATGAATTTGGATTCCCATACATAATGTTTAAAGATAACTCTAATAACAACAGCCCATACAAAGAACTAGGCATGGAGATCACAGCATCAAATTTATGTTCTGAAATACAATTGCCTACTGATAGTTACAGTTCTTTTGTATGTTGTTTAGGTTCTATAAATCTATTGCATTGGGATGATATAATTAAAACGGATGCTGTAGAAACTTATGTATTCTTTTTAAATGCAGTAATGAATGAGTTTATTGCAAAAGCAGAAGTTAAAGCAGGACTCAAAAGAGCTTATAACTTTGCTAAAAAACATAGAGCTATAGGATTAGGTGTATTAGGATACCACAGTTTACTCCAATCTAAACTTATAGAGTTTGAATCAATGGAGGCTAAAGGTTTAAACAACCAGATATTTAAATATTTAAATGAAGCTTCTGAGTCAGCATCTAGATACTTAGCACAAGAGAAAGGTTATGAATGTATTAGAGAAGGATATGCTAATACTACGCTTATGGCCATAGCACCCACTAAATCAAGCAGTTTCATACATGGTGCTGTATCTATGGGTATTGAGCCAATCAAATCTAATTACTTTATAAAAGATTTAGCTAAATCCAAAACTATTTATAAGAATCCTTTCCTAAAAGAAGAGCTTATAAAATATGATATGGATAATGATAATACTTGGGACAGTATACTAAAGAAAGATGGATCAGTACAACACTTAGACTTTCCTTCTAAAGGAGTTTTCAAGTCATTCATAGAAATTTCACCCAAAGAAATTATTATACAAGCAGCTCAAAGACAGAAATATTTAGATCAATCACAGTCATTAAACCTTATGATACACCCTAGTGTACCTGCAAAAGACTTAAATAAACTGTATCTAAGTGCTTGGGAACTAGGGGTTAAGACACTATACTATCAGTTCAGTCAGAGCTCAGCACAAGCATTCTCTAGAAATATTTTAGAATGTGCAAGTTGTGAGGGATAAATTTTGTTAATTTAAACACTTCTTCGTATATTATATTATAAACCAACATGAATAAACCAATCTTAAGTTAAACCTATTTTTAACTCTAAGGATTGAAAGCAATTATATTTTTAATTTTATTTATGATGGTCTCTAATTTAAATGCCCAAATAGCAGAGGACAAAAAGAAACACTTTATAGCAGGTGCTACAATAAGTGGACTAACTTATTCTCTTGCAAAAGAAAAACTGGGTGATCCAAATAAAGCTTTGTTATGTAGTATAGGAGCTGGCATTCTTGCTGGTATTGCAAAAGAAACATTAGATAGCAGACAATCAGGTAATACCTTTGATGGTGAAGACCTTCTTGCAACTACACTAGGTAGTATTTCAATTTCTTTGACTATTAATTTGTTTGACAAAAAAATAAAAAACAAAAAATAATATGAAAAAGACACTACTACTTTTAGTAACATTATTATTTGCCTTCTCATCTACAGCTCAAGAGAAAGAAAAAGGTAAATTCTTCAAGTCATTGTACAAAGACTTTTTAAAGTACGGAACTGTTTATGCAGCAGGGGACATCAGAAGCCCATATGAATCAGAAAGAAGAGACTACTTTGTAGAGAGACCAGCAGATGGTGATCTCTATGCTATACCACGTGTAATTGATGTAACAGAATATTTTGATTTTGATTACAGATGGAGCGTTGGTATCAGAAAATTGGCCCGTTTTAGTTATGAAAGAAAGCCAAGAAACTGGTATGATGGTACAGAACAACAACTTGCATTTACTGCACCTAGCTCAGCATTAACTGGATTAGAGTATCAATTTGATATTGGTAAAGAAAGAAACAGAGGAGAAATATTTGATAACCATAGATTCTTTGTTAAGTGGACAGGTAAATATCATATCATAAAAGCTGAGTCAAGACAAGTTGGAAAAATAAATTTAGACTACAAGTCTGCAGAAGTAAGAGCAAGACTTCCTATTGGTAAAAAGTTTAGTATATCAGCCGGTGCAATCTTCCGTACTCATGAGCGTGCTTATGGATATAATCCAATTGAAATTTGGCTAAATGAAACAGAGACTTGGACTAACCCTACTACAGGAGAGGTAATAGAATACCCTGCAAATCCTTGGTACGCATTAGGATTTGAATATGGATACAGTGATCACTACACTACTTATACTGACGTTAATACTGGAGATGTAATTAATGACTGGATATGGAGAGATGAAGATGGAAACATAGTGGCATATTCAGATTTAGATTTCAGAAATACAGTGTTTAGAGATCTTATTAATAGATATAACAATGAACAATGGGATCTTATTGATGCATTTGCAGAGGTAGCTCCTATTGTAGGATTTGATTATTATCATTATCAAAATAACTTCTGGCTTCATGCATATGCAAACTATATATTACCTTATCACAAATATGTCAAAGGTGATGTAGACTTTAGTTATTTAAACAGAAATAACTGGGGAAAAGGTGGATTGATTCAAGATGCTGAACTAGAGCAGTGGGATGATTATTCTGCTGGTGTAAACTTTGGTTGGAAACTAAGTAAACAACTAGGTGTTTTCTTTGAAGGTGAATATACAAAATTATGGGATAGTGAATTATTCCAAGGCAGTGTAGGACTTAATTTTTCATTTAAATAAAAATAAAAACTATGGCTAAACAAATCGGAGAAGATACTAAAGTCACATTAGACTTAAAAACAATAGGAATGATAGTAGCATTTGTTATTACTCTAGCAGGAATGTGGTTTACATTACAAGCAGATATTGCTCATGCAGCAACTCAACCAGAACCACCTATTGATAGAATAGAATATGATCTTAAGGATGAGCTTATAAGACAAACAATAATGGATACACAGGAAGATGTTGAAATGATTCTAGAAAAGATTGAAAAGATGGAAGAGCGCATGTATGACCTGTCCAAAAAATAGTTACATATGAAAAAACTACTATTAGTTTTAATGCTTACAATTCCTTGTTTAGGATTTAGTCAAGAGTGGGCAGATGATACAAATATAGAAGATATAATAACTGGTAAAAGTGCTTTTGGTGATGATGAACCTTTAGTTATTGTTGAATTTTATGCAGAATTTAATGATGCTAATGCCTTTGCTGACTGGAAAAATGTTGACATACCTTATTATAGAGTTGATATAGCTAAAGCACCTGTAGCCAAAAAGAAATACAGGGTCCGTATGGCACCCACTATAATTCTTTTTAATGAAGGATTCAAGGAGATAACCTGGAAAGCAGGATTAGATTTAGAGTGTCCTGTAACATTAGATGAAATAAAAGAAGCAATACAAGAAGCTAGTCAAGCATCACAATTTTAAATTTACAATCATGAAAAAATTATTATTATTATTTTCTTTACTCCTAATAGGATGTGAAAAGGAAGAAGTCATCCCAGAACCAGAAGTACTTTTTGAAATATCATTAGATGGTGTTTCATTTGATCCATATGAAAGATATTCTGTAGTCAACACATTTGGTGCTGTAAAAGATGTTGATGGATTTAGAAGAAAGATTTTTGTACTCTATCTTCAGATAGATGATGGCCCTCCTAGATTAGATAGACAACACTTTGCTTTATTTACTTATGACTTAGAAGGTGATATGGATGAGGACCTATTAGATACTGGAATGTATGACCATGAAGGTACAGATGATAAGCTAGCTGGGTTAGAAATCATAGGAGAAAATGACTACGTTAACTGGGCTTATGTTGATGTGCAGTTAGTAGTTGACGGTAAGATTAATCTAGAAGGTAGCGGTGAGTTTTACAACCCTTATATTGACCAAGTACAAGTAGCAGAGTTCAAAATAGAAAACATGCCTATAGGAACAGATATAGAAGCTACTCCTTACGGATACTTAATTAATTAATCAATATAAAAGTCTTGTCTTTTTAGGAACCCTTGCCATTTCTGTATGGTGTATAATGCTGGTATAGCATCAAACCATTCTTTCTTCATTTTCAATTGACCTTTCTTAGGTTTGTATTGATAATATAAATCAGAATCTTTTAGCATCTGTCTGTGCTCTCTTTTTGATATACCCCACTCTCCATCTAAACCACCTACAGGTGTAGCCATTACACCTCTTTGGTAAGCAAAGTTAAATGAACTTGTGAATGCCTCACCTATCTGACCTAGATTTCTAGAAGATGCAATAGGATCACTAATAAATTCACTCATTAGTCCCACACCACTATCAAACCCTTTTGCAGAAACAAAAGCAGGAACATACATTACAAGTTCTTTATATGTTCTATCTGCTTGATAAATAGCTAGGTTTCTCAACCTTCTCAAAGTTGGGTCCATATCATCATCATCATCATCAAATAATCCCATTAATAAATAATGACTTAGAGCAGCTGCTTGAATCATAGCTATATCTGCCAAAGTTCTTTTTATTCCGTATAACTTATTTTGTAGTCTTTCTTGTTCTTGTGCGCCTTGACCTTCTTTACCATACTCTTCTTCCATGTATGTCTTAAAGTTTGCAGCCTTAAAGTTAGCTTGCCCAATTTGTTTAAACATATAACCAAAGAATCTCATAGCAGATATATATCTACCTTCCATCCAACCTAGGTTTTCATCAAAGTATTCTCTTTGGAATCTTGCTCTAATAGCAGGAGCTAACCATTTTTTAAACTGGAATATAAGCTGGCCTATATTTTGTCTTTGTAATAGCACTCTGTCTTCTCTAGCATAGTTACCGTGTATCTGCTTATTAACCTCACGCATTTTCATTCTTAAATCAAACCTATAGTTTTCAGTAAATTCTTTAATTGTTTCATTACCTCTTAGATCTTTCTCTACAACTTGATCAAAGCCTTCTTTTAGTATAGCAGTTTGAGTTTGTGGATCAAAGTAATGAGCATCATAATAACTTAGTCTTTCACCGGTTGCACTATTTTGCATTGTCAAGTCCATAAGTATACTCATACCTACTGTTGTTTGTACTTTATATTCTGCTGCGTCTTGTAAAGAGTAACCAAATGCTTTAAGATTATCTAGTGTAAACAAATCATCACTCATTGCTCCTTGACCCTGAATAGATTCACGTATGTCTGCATAAGAATCCATCATCCTTTCTTTGAGTGCCATAGCCTCCCATTTGTTCATAGGCTTTCTAGGATCATATCTATTACCTTTTCCTCTAGTTGATGAGTAAGCTAATCTCTTCATCATACCTTGACCAATATTGAGACCGTAAAATTCAGAGTTTGCTCTAGCATAAGCTTTTCTGCTAAAGAATCTTTGACCCAAAGCCTCTATAGAGTTATTGGCAGATGCTATAGCTAAGTTGTTTATGTTACCTATTGCGTTAAATGCTACATAAGATAAAGAAGAATACTGTATAGCTAAGTTTGTAAGTTTGTCAAACACAGTTTGAGTCATCTCATCTTTGTTATAGAATACCATAGAGAACCAGCCTGCAAGTCTTTTCTTAGTATTTTCTTGTTCTTTGGTCTTATTACCTCTTTTACTAGCTAGCTGTCTTATATTATCTACACCAGCTTTTGCATATCTAATAATACCTTTTGCTTTATTCTCAGAATATACTCTGTTATCTACTATCTCTTTTATACCAAGAAGTGTGTCTTCTATATCATTCATAGCTTCATACATAGAAGACATAGCTGTAAACTTGATAAGAGAATCAGCAAAGTCCATACTTATTTCATCTGCATTAGGTGCACCTAATATAGCTTTCTTTTGTGATTCTAATATTTCTAACTCCTCTTTATATTGTTCCCCTGTTACCTTTTTATCTTTTCTTAGCTGATCTAAATTTTGAATTTTTTCATTAATCTCATTTAGTTGTTTCTCAGTCCTAGGTCTACCAACAAACATAATAGGTATTGAATCAATCATATTACCATTAGCATCAAGGGCAACTCTTCTAAAACTTATTGTTTCTTTGAATGTGTCTTTTATGTCTCTTCCCATCTGTCTCAAGAAACCTGGCAGGAGTCCTCTTTTTTTAGCTTCTGATAAAATTTTACCTCTAACTATAGGAGCATAACCAAGCATACTATCTCTTACACCCATAGGTAATAAAGCAAGCTGCTCTTTATATACTTCCATATAATGATTATAGAACTCTCTTCTTGCAACACCTAGTGCTGTACTATCCGTCATAAGTTTATTATACTTATCACTTTGTAAATCAGTTCTATCTGTTCTTGCTTGCCTGTATTTTCTTTTTGGAAAAGACATTTTAGCTGGTATCAATCTACCTGTTGGCTCACCATTTTTTTTCTCCATGATTTGTGCATCTTCCACAACATCATAGTGTTCAAGATAAAATTGTTCTTGTTGCTCTTGTGTAACATTAGCTTTGAATATCCAAAATCCATGATTTCCTTGAGGTACATAGGTCATAAACTTAGATCTAATATCTTTCCATTCTTGTGTATATTCATGAAATTCACCGGCTATTGGCTCACCATTATCATCTTTAGTCTCTGCTCTCCAGAAAGCGCTGTGTGCTTGTCTAGCAGCATACAAATCTAAATTGTATTTAATATCTGCAGCGTTAGCTGTTTCTAGGTCTGTTATTTCTCTATACTCTTTCCAGTCTCCATTTTCATGACGTAGCTTACTTCTAAGCTCTTCCATTTTACCATAGTATTTATCTCCTAATTTTTGGACATATCTACCTGTAAATTTACCGTCTACCATTTCTGCCATAAATTCAAAGACATCTCTAGGATCTTTGAGTCCAGTAAGCTTATATAATTTGTTACCTAATATTCTTGTCTTAGCACTTCTTTCTTCACCTCTAGTCTGACCTCTTAATCTTGCTCTACTAAATTCTTTAGCTACAAGAGCAAGTAGTGTGTCAGGAAGTGTTGCTAGATCTCTTGTATTAAGATTCATAAAACTAGTATCTTCTGCAGCTCTAACAATTTCTTTTAATTCTTTTTCTGTAAAGTCTCTATTAGAATTGTTTTTTACATAGTTGGCTCCCCAATCTAACAAAGATTTTCTTATTAATCCAGTCTCATAGTTATTACCTTCTACTTGTATTAGTTTACTTGTTAAGTTTTGCACTAATATCAACTCGCTTTTATTTAGTAAATCTGAATTACTAATAGTATTTAATGCAAGATATGATTGTGCAAACTTCTGAAAATTTTGTAAGTATGTTATAAAGTTAGGATCATTTAAGTTTTTAGGATCATTTACATACTCTATAAATGTATTTATTTCTTTAATTGCATCACGTATAAGCTGACTATACACATTGCTTTGCAGTGCAACAGAGTCTGGATTTACTGTATCTAATGCAACCATAATACTTGCTAAAGCATTATTTGTATATTGCAATGCTTGCTCATTTGTCTTATCTACATACAGTCTTTTCTTATAGTTTTCTAATTCTTTTCTTCTTTCTAGAATGTGCTTTTGATAATTTTTAATATTAGTATTAATAGTTTTATATCTATTTGCATCAAACTCTGGACTTGTTGGATACTCAATATTATCCTCTATGATACTAGGATCATTAATAGGATCATATTTAAGTTTTCTTTTCCTTATAGTTTTAATTTTTTCTGCTGCTATAGGATCAATATTAATAGGTATCAACATATTTACATAATCCATATTTAAAGATGCAGGATGTGCAACCATATCTCCCATTGTATATGTGCCTAAAAATCTTTGATTTTTTCCTGAACCTTTTATATCTACATGAACATGAAATGTTGTTGCAGAATAAGCATCTGTTGCAACTTCATATCCCATATTCTCAAACATTCTCTTATACATATTAACTTGCATACCATGCTTACCTCTTGTAGATAATCTTTCAACTCCTTTTTGTTTTAATAAACTATCATTCTGTAGATTCCATTGTCTTTTATATTGTTCTTTTGCAGTAGTGCTATATGCTGTCTTACTAGTTTTTAAATCAATAATTTTAATTCTTCCTTCAGGTGTAATTCCTACAATATCTGCAGTACCTGCTATCTTGGTAGCGTTGTCAAATACAACCACCTGCGGTATAAAAATAGTACCATCTGCCTTTAGACCTCTTATATAATTACTTAAATCATTATATACATTATCTAAAAGCTTTCTATCATTTTTAAACTTACTGCTGTCTACTTCTTGTAACTCGTTGAAGATCTGATCTGCTGTTTTATCTGAAAGTATTCCGTCTACAACACTATCAAAGTCATTACCTACTGCTAAATTTTCTTGTATTTCTACTTCATTTTGTAACTTACCATTGATTGCAGTTGTTGCAGATAGATAAGCCTCCCCTGTGGTAATGTCATAGTAAGTATGATTTTCTTCATTAAGTATAACAATACTTTCACCAGATTCTGGTCCTGCAGACAATGAATCTATACTATCTTCTTGCTTTTGTGCAATATTAAAAAGTCTATCAACAATAGCTTTCTGCTCTTGTGATGCTCCTTTTTTTACATAGTCTACTATCTTTTGTTTTTCTGGTGACAATGAATATCTTACTTTGCCGTCTGCTTTCTTTTCTAGTTTAAAACTTATATCTGTTGTATTTAACATTTTTGCTATATCAGACAAATTTGTTCTTGACTCAATCTGACTCACTTTAAATACAGGAGACATACCCTCTGTTATAAATTTATGAATACTTTCTACTATGCTAGCAAACCATTTAATAAAATCATTAACTCTGTCTAAGAATGATTTAGATGGTGTAGTTTCATACTCTAAAGCAAAGTGTCTTGTAAGTGCTTGGGTAACTAGCTCTAGATCTCTATGTAATTGATTAAACCCTTTCTTATTAGTATAGGTATCATCTATTTCTTGTTTTAATGCTACAAAGGTTTTCTTGGATTCCTCTAATAAATTATCAAATAACTCAGAGTTCTCTACTTTAATTGCATCAACAAACGGGTGTAGTATTTCTTCTATTGCAGTATTAGAATCTACCCTACCTTGAATTAATACAGCTTTTCCATCTACATAATAAGATTTTAAATCTTCAAACTTTAATTTAGACTTTTGTCTTGGGTCTAAATTGTTGTAGTGTTTTTTAGCTTGTGCTACAGACACAATATCTATCTCAACTTGTGGAAACATTCTTTCTAGATGCTCAATTATTGCAAGAGTTCTAGTAGTATCTGCTGGTCTTTGTTCTGGAATAATATCTCCTATTTTAAATAAACCATCATTAACAGTAATACGTGCTGATCTTTTTGTTCTTTCCACTGAAACTGTCTCAGCAGGAATATTGTTTGCGTCTAAATATTTATAGAGTCTTCTAATGTTTTTGTCTAGTATGCTTTGACTTGCCACAAAGCTTTGCCCATCTGTAGTATTGACATAGTGATATCCTTTATATTTTTTTGTAGCAATTCCCTTAGCTATTAAATTCCCAACTAAAGCTTCAGCAAACTCTCTTTTCATAGTAGAATACATAACCTTCACATCAGATTGCATTTGCTTTACTTGCTGAATAGATGGTATAATATTACTATTAGTAGTCCTTTGATAATTAATAATTGCTGCATCAACTGCAATATCTTTACCAAGCTCCTTTTTTAGCTCTTTATACTCTATAGTATTTTTGTTAAAACACGCCATAATTAAAGTTTACATCTTAATTGTTCAATAAATTCTTCTTCAGTCAATGGAAATAATGATTTATTTAACTCATTAAATTCAGACAACATATCAGCATACGTATCATATCCAAGTTTTTTCTTATTGTCTACAGATTCGTTTAACTCACTATTCCAGAAGCCTCCTAATACTTGTTCATTAGTTCCAGCTTTACTCTTCAGTAAGGCCTTTATTTTACTAGTTGTTTCAGGTAAAACTTCTCCCTCAGCAGAATCAAACTGATCTGCTTGTTCTGTTGTTAATTGTTCTTTTGCTTGATAAATACCATCTAAAAATGCTTTATCAATTATAGTATTAGTACTATGAGTAAAATTACTATATTCTTTTAACTTTGCAGCAGCAGCAGAATTTGGATTTTGTGCAAAGCTTTCTACTACAAGATTTCTCATTAGTTGTAAATTATCAAATCCTTCTACAACAGCCTTACCTCTAATCTTTTTACCAAATCCTCCAATCTTCTCATACTTATCATATGTAGTTTGATCAAACTGACCAGACTTATTAGACTGATAAGCATGCTCAACACTCCCATATGATCTACCTTGATATGTAAAGTTTCTTTTTGCTAAGTTTGAAAGTACCTTTGTATTTGTTGCTGATTCAGGTGATCCATAAAAAATATTAATTGTTCCTTTGCCTTCTAAAGGTATCTCTATTGCCTCAGTTCTTTCTTTTACTAAGTTACTAATTTTTTGTTTACCTTCTTGCTTAAATCCTTTCTCATCAGCTACTATATCTACATCTGGTTCAAACTCAAATTTATCTAACGCTAATAGTTCTGACTGATCTTGCATTGGAGCTCCACTTTTTTTACGTTGTTTTTCTGCAATAGAAGCTGTTGTAGGTCTTGTAAATCCTGGTGTGTCAAACATAAAACCTATAGCGTTTTGATTTACACTACCAATTTGCTGTATTCTTTTGTATACATTAAAGTTTGTAAGTCCACTATCATCAATAGATTCTAGTTCATATAAAAATTTTCCTATCATTATATGCTCTGCAAATATAGGTATTCCTAATTCTATTAGTTTTTCTTCTGAAAATGTATATGTTTCTTCTATTATTTTTGAGTCTTTGTCTGCAGGACTTTTCTTGCTTTTTCCAGCATTAATAGGTAGTATAGTTGGTAAATAAGCAGTTGCCTTTGGACTTTTAAAATAACCATCTACAAAGTCTATACGTGATGTTGTTTCTATATCTGCCACACCATCCTGTGTTTTATCTAGAAAATGTTCTAGTACAAATGGTGATAATGATTCCATGATAGACCCAGATGCAAACTGTAAACCATCCTTAATCATTATATAATGTAATAACTTAATTGCGTCTGGTCTTGTTAATGCATCACCGTATAATGCTGCAAATCCGTTTTGAACTTTTATTTTTTGATTATCACTTAATGTTGCAAATGTATTTGATACAACTTTATTTAAACCATCTTTGCTATTAGGGTCTGATGATTCTATTGTTTGCAAATATCCATTTAAGAAATAATTATCTTTGCTATGCATGCTTCTTAGTTTCTTAACTATATCAATAATATTTTCACCTTGCCCATTTTCATATATAAGCTCATTACTAAGAGAGCCTACAGATTTGCTTTGACTTAATAATAGCTTGTCTTTATATTTGTTAATTAATAAATATGATAACAAGTCTAAAGATATATCATTAAGCTTATCAAGATTTATTTTATTATTTAAATCAAAAGTTATTTCACGGCTTACATTATCCTCTATAATTTTATCATACATATAAACAAAATTAGGATGAGCTCTATAGAATATCTTAGGTAATATATTAGTTCTAATATCCTCAAACACGTCTATATTAGTTTGATGATAAGTATCACGCAATGGTGACCAATTACTACTACCTTGATCCATTGATGAATAACCTTCTATATCTCTAATATTTTTATGTATTCTAAGTACACTACTAAAGTCTTTACCCATACCCTTATCTAGATTCATAACAGTACCAATTATTCTTGCTGTACTTGCTATGTCTTGTAGTTTAGCTTTTACTTGGCGTATTCTATTTTTGATATTTGGTTTGCTTTTACCCTTATAGTCTTTAAGTATTTCTGTTGTAGTTATAGCTACACTTTTTCCTTCATTTTTATATCTTATTCCATCATTTACAGCTGGTGAATTTAAAAGTAAAATTGCTTCATTTAATGGTATTCCTATTGCTACTGCTGCTGATACCAATGGTAGATTTTCTCTATTTAAGCCTAGTTTAGATGCCATTCTTTCTTTAGCATTATCAACCATTGCTGTAATTAATTCATCAAATAATATACCCGTTCTATCTGTTCCTGTGGTATTTACAAAGTTTGATGTTTGAAATTTATCTAATGTAAAACTAAGTCCTTTAGGTAGTAGCTTTTTATATTCTTTAGTTAAACTATATACTAAGTTTGGTTTTACAGCTAATCCAATATTAGCCGCTCCCTCTTTATTATTTTTATAAGATAAAAATTTACCAAGCAAACTATTAATATCTACATTTACATCAGAATTTTCAGCTGCCCACTCAGGAACTTTTTCTTCCATATATTTTCTTGCATCCTTCAGTCTATTCAAAGCTGCTTCCTGTGCAATTATTGCTGTCTCACCTGCTGGTGCTTCTGTCATTGTTTTATTACCTAATAATGCGTACTTATAGTCTAAGTCTTTATTTGAGTAAGCTGCAGCATATGGTTCACCATTTTCTTTTACATATGTGTTATAAGCTTGTTCAGTAGTAGGTAGTCCTAGAAGACTTAATATTTCTGTTATTGAATCTTCAGGTTTTACGTTCTCTACACCTACACTATACTTTAAAAAAGCATCTTTGAATACATTAGGTTTACCAGAATTTAATTCTTTTTTGACATAAGTAATAAAATCTTTGTAGCCATTCTTACCATACTCATAAAACTTTCCATCTTCAACATAAAACTCTTTCATGTGAGTATACAGTTTATCAATATCAAAGTCAGCTCCAGATCTTTCTAGTATTTCTCTAGCAAATACTCCAGTAGATCCCATATAGTGCGGCATAAAATCTACAAGCCTTAAGTTTATAGCTGAGTGTTTATCCTGGGAAGGGATACGTATACCAAAATGTTTTTGTAATACGTCTGGCAGAGGTTGATTAGTATTATAAAATTTATCATGTACTGATTGGAAATGAGCAGGCATGATAAACTCAGAATATTTTAAGCCGCTTTCATCAACAAGATCTGATCTTAGTCTATCAACAACAATTACTCCTTTATCATTATTTTTAAGTTCATTCTGTAAGTCTGTAAAATCATCTGATGATATATCTATGTCTGCAGTTTGTACTGTCCTGTGGAGTGTGTTTTCTCTAATTATTTCAAACTTAGTTGGGACACCATTTTCATCTACTTCAAATACTTTTCTATAAATTTTAATACCATAATCAGACATAAGTGCTAAACTCATACCTGGCTGTCTATCTTTTAATACTTCATTAAAGTAAGAAAGAAATAATCCTTCTGCTTTCTCTACCATATGTGGTGAGTTAAGACCATATTTCATTTGGCCATTTTCATCTACCTCAAACTGCTCAATAATATTACTACTTGCTTTTGATGCTTTTAAATTTCTTATTGCATATTTTAAGAAGGAGAACAAATCAACATTACCATTCTTATCTGTTATTAGTTTTTTCTTAAGTTCATAACCAAGATTAATTTTTCCTGATACATTGTCATTATACATCTTTCTAAGATCTCTTACATTTAAAGACACACCATCTATAACAACTTTTTCTGTAATGCTTTGTTCACTAGTAAGTAAAGTTCTCATTTGAGTTCCAGAAGTAATTTCTGTTTTATTTGATGGGTTTACCATTTGCAATCCCATGTACTGTGCTTCTAATGTTGTTAAGTCTCCCTTAGTAAGTCCGCTTTCACTAAATGCTTGATCTGCTGTATCAACATTTTTCTTAAGCATCTTCAATGCACTTGTAGGTGATGAGAAAACCACAGCATCATTTGCATTTTCATATGCCTCCATCTTAACTCTAAGATTATGTAAAGCTACTTTGTTTGGTTTAGGTATTGTATAGTTACCGTTCTCATCTTTAAGAGAAGTAAACTCAGGAAACAAAGTAACATTTGACATCTTTAGATAACTAGTACCATCAAAGTAAACAAACTTCTTAGAGTTTGCAGCATTCTTTTTACCAGCATAACTGTTTATAAAAAAGCTTGGAACAGACTCATTATCATCTATTCTATCAAGTAGATCAACCATTGATTCAGTAAGGTTACCCATACCAAATTGAGAATATCTAAATCCTTTGGCTGTGTTATATACCATACCATCTGTCTGCTCCTGCATTTGTTCACCTGATTGCTTTTCAAATGTAGGATCTACGAATGGATAAATTTCTATGTTTTGTAATGTATGATAAATACCTACTGTTGGATCTGTAAATGGAAAGTCTATTGAACGTATTGCAGCATTTTGTCCTTTTGCTCTTTTAATTTGATCAATAGAATCTTTTAATGTTAATACTTCATCACCTAATATCAACTCATTAATTGCAGTAGTATTTATTTTATCATTAAAGTAGATCTGAGCTAAGTTTAATTTAAACTGTCCTGGTACTAAATTAAGTTGAGCATTGGCAATTTGTATTTTTTCTCCTGTTGTAGCGCCATCTCTATTTTGTACACCAGTACCTATAAAGCCAGAATCATTTGCTATAGCAGACCCTACAGTTCTGTAAAATCTATTAAATTCATCTAGTAAACTCTTCTCAACAGCTTTATAAAAACCACCTTCTACAGCTAATTTAGCTGCGTCAGCAAATGGTGTTCCTTTGTATGCTTCTTCTTCTAGTGTTTTTACAGCATCTGCAGGCAATAAATATTTTGTATTAAATAATTTATATGCTCTTCCTTTTTTAGTATCTCTTGTAGATACCCCGCTACTATCTGCATTATAACCCACTATTAAATCTTCTGTGGGTGCTTCTATTTCTCTAACTATTCTTGCATAGTCGTTTTGTATTTGTGCTACAAAAATATCAAGTGTTTCTTTAGGTAAAGTAACTTTTTTATTTGTTCCTGTGACAGCTTTTATAACGGGTAAGGGAATACCATCACCTGTATTACTTGCTTCTAACACTCTTATAAGTACGGGTGCTAAAGCTTTATCTTTAGATACTGTATTTTCTAGTGTAGCTGTATTAAAATAAAATGTATAAGCTTTTACAAGGTTAGTTACAAACTCTTCTGGAGACTGTTTACCATAAGTTTTAGCATAAGCAACACTTTTAGTTCCGTCACTTATAATTTCATTTTGCTCACTCAATGACATCATACCTTTTCTGAAGCCTGCTAGTCTAACTAATTGTACTTTTTTATCAGCTGATAGCTTTCTAAATGCTTCACTTTGTAATAATGGATTAGTTGGAAATTTTTCTAACAACTCTTCTATAAAGTCATCATCATTTAGTTTAGCTACAATTTTTGTATGATATGTTGGTAATTGGTGTGCATATACTAAGTTCCCATCAGCATTTGTAAATACAGTTGCACCTACGTGCTCATCAAGTTTTTGATTACCAATAGATATAGATGTTAGCCTTGCAGAAGCACCGCTTTCCTCTGCAAATATATTATTCTTACCATTTGGATTTAGTATTATATCTTTTATTGCAGATAAATCATCTGCTGTCAGCGTTCTTACTCCACGGTTATTATCTATTAGAATCTGCTGTTGTTTTGTTTTTGTCTTTACATTACCTTCTACTACAAGCATACTAAGCTTTAAATATTCTGGAGATAGTCTTATACCAATAGCCTCAAACAAATCTAAAGAAAGCTTTTGTGCTTCTTTATCAAATTTAGAATTATCTATTTTAAGTCTACTTGCCTGTAATTTATTTATTGCTCTATTTAATGTACCTTGAACTCTACCTTTAAATTTAGGATCAGACTGCATAATTCCAAGCTTTTGGTCAAACATTGCTTGCCATGAACCTAATTGAGTTTTAGCAGCATCTCTTGTGGCAGCATCATAGAAAAAGTTTTTTCCAGTACTTGTGTCAGTTTGTATAAATAAATAATTAATTCTGGCATTCTGAAAAGATTTTATTACTTGCATTACAAAAGCTGATCTTTGTACAATCTTAGGTAATGTGCCTGATTTAATCATCTCTTCACCATTAATACCCATATCATTAAATAGTCTTGTAACAAAAGCTTTTGTATTTTTATTAGTTCTACCAAAAACATAAATGCTACTCAATATATCATAAGCACTTGTTTTATTTTTTACTGCTTTTAATATACCGTTGTATACAGCATCTACATCAACAGGAACTATTAATTTTTCTCCTTCTGTAATTATATTACCATTATCATCTGTAACAGGCTCAATTAAAAATTGATTACCAAAGTAATCTGAATCTTCTACAGTTGTGGTTGCAATATATAATCTAAGCTTTAAAGGTAAAGCAGTTACACCACCTACCATAGATGCATCTTTATCCCATTGATCTGTGCTTCTCAGACCTAAATCATTTTCAAAAACCTCATTTATTTCAGCTTCGTTATCTAATTTAAGTTGGAATGTATCTATAACCTCTCTTGCAGCCAGCATAATTTTTGGTGTAGCTAAGTCACCAAAGGTAAGAGCCTTATCAATCTCCATAAGTCTATCATACTGTGAATCATTCAAGCCATTATATCTAGGGTTTGTAGGGTCATATAAATCTGTAAACTCACCAAATACTTGTGATTCTATTTCAGATAAAGATTTTATACCATCATTTAATTGCAACATTCTAGCAACAAAACTATTTACTAAAGAGGTTGCAGTGTTAGGATCTAAGTATTCATATGTTACCAACCTTGACCCTGCTATTTCTTTTACAGGTAATAATTTAAATGCATCCAGTGTTATTCCTTGTGTCAAAGATTCTGTAAACATATTATTGGCTATACCTCTTGACTTGTATTTACCAGCATCAATATTTTCAAACAATGGATTTAATTGACTCTTAGTAAATCCGCTAAGTGCTGTTCTAATCCAATTAATTAATCTTGTAAAGAATGATTTAATAAACCCACCTGCTTGAGAACTTTTTGGATTTGTCTTAAATTTTTGAAACTCATCAGCCATGTACTCTTCAAAAAATTCTTGTTCTAATCTTTTTCTACTAAATGATTTATATAATGGAGACAAGTTTTTAAACTTTTGTAACTCTACCTCAAAGATCTTACCTTCTTTTCTAAGCTTTGCTCTTAGTTCTTTTTCTGCAATAGCTAGATATTGCTTTTGTTCTGCAGGAGTTAACAGCATTCTAAAGACTGCATGAAAGGCTTCATGATATCTAAATCCATTTGCTCCTACATATACAGTTCCGTTTATCTTCATGTCCCCTGCAAGATTATTTA